AAGGAGAGTGCCCTTAATCCACCTCAACCTGTTGGTGCTGGAGGCGGCACTTCTGGAGCCCCAAGTGGCAACCAGAACGCAAAGAAGCCTATCAGTGCTCGGAAAACAAATCCGAGGGATGGTAGGACAAGGCCAAGCAGAAGGAAAGGAAACTGACAATGGCTACGAAATCTGAAGGAACGGATGGCCAGAACTCAACCTCTCGCCATCTTCGTGGAAAGCGGACAACGTCTGGTGGTGATACCAGCCGTGGTCAGTCAAAGCGGACCATGGCCTACAACCAAGGCACGAGGGATGTGCAGTCATGAGCCTCAGCAACTTCAGCGAAAACCAGTTTCTGGACGCTGCGATGGGGTCAACGGCCTTCCTCGGGGTCAATACCCTCTGGGTTGGCCTTTCCACGGCCGATCCAGGGGAAGATGCCTCTGGTCTGGCTGAACCGTCTGGCAATGGCTACGCTCGCGTGGCTATGGTCAATAGCTCCAATGCCTGGTCGGCTGCTGCCTCGGGAGTGAAGCGGAACGCAATTGCCGTTACCTTCCCGACTGCAACTGGCTCTTGGGGCTCGGTCAGTCACTTCGCAATCTGGACGAACGCCACTTCCAACGGCTTGAATGTGCTGTTTGGTTCTGGCCCGCTCGGAGCATCAAGGAACGTCATCAGCGGCGACGTACCGACCATGGGTGTCGGCTCGCTGTCTGTGACGATTAACTGATGAACTGGCTCACGATCATAGTTGGCGTCATTCGGCTTATTGATTATGCGATGACTCGCATTCAGATGTCGGATGGCGCCAAGATTGAGATTGCTATGGAACTTGCGAAAGTTCAGGATCGCATAGCAAAGACGCGAGAAATCGTCAACGAAAAGGTGAGCGATGAACAAGTTGATGCTGATCTTCGCCGCTAGTCTGGTTTTGGCCGGATGCAAGCAGAGGCTTATCGTGAGTGACTTTTGTGGGCAGATAGACACGATTGGGTACAATCGTATGCTCACCAAGTTTACTGACGAGGAACTGAAGGCACTCGGTTCAGATCGCAAAAGGGCACTTCGTGATCTAAGGAAGGCATATGAAACACATTGTACAAATCAAGCAAATTGAGGTCACGACGCGCTGCAATCTGCGGTGCCGTTACTGCCCTCACCCAACAATGGCGCGTCCGAAGGAGGACATGGCATGGGATACGTTTACCGAGGCACTCAAGTGGGTCAAATTCTTTCTGGAGCTAGGGTTTCAGAGGGAGCTATCGTTTACGGGGATTGGCGAGAGCACCATGCACCCATTGTTCCCGGACATGCTGGCGGCTGCACGTGCCCTTTCTGCAAGCATGCCAATCGTTTTTTCGACCAACGGGCTCCCGACATTCACCGAAGACATCGCCAAGGCGTGCCAGAAGCACAACGTCGGAGTTATGGTATCGCTGCATAGGCCTGAAATGGCCGGCAAGACTGTCGAGCTATGCAAGAAATACGGCATTTTGAAGTTCATGAACGACCAATTCGTGACCGGGGCTTTCGACTGGGCCGGCCAAGTTAAGGATTGGTACGTGTCGGCTCCCAAGCTGCCGTGTGAATATCTGCGCTCCGGTTGGGGCGTCGTCCTCCAGGACGGAAAGATCACCACGTGCTGCCTCGATGCCGAGAATAAGGGTGTCGTTGGGACCGTCTGGGATGAGCCCGGTTCACTCCAGATCAAGCCATTCTCGTTGTGCTCAACTTGCCATATGGCAGTTCCATAACAAGGGGGCTTTACGTCCAGTCTGAAATCACTTATAGGTATCACTCATGCCAAGTATCTCCAACCTAGAAATCTTCGGTGCCGGGACGCATAACTCGATGTCCGGCAAATTTACCGTGACCGAAGCAGACCTTGACGAGATTGTTGCTGCCTTTGAAGGTTTGAAGGGCACCAACATAGTCAAACCGCACCTCAAGCTTGGCCATACGGATGCCCAGAAATGGTTCGGCCAGAAGGATGGCATTCCGGCTCTTGGTTGGATCGAGAAGGTGTGGCGAGTTGGCACGAAACTTCTTGCCGACATCGCAGATGTCCCGAGTGCGCTGATTGACCTTATTCGTCAAGGCCGTTACCATAACGTCAGCGCGGAAGTGTACTGGGATGCAGACATCAAGAATGGCGAGAAGAAATTCAGTCGCGTTCTGTCTGCCGTGTCACTTCTGGGTGTCGAAATGCCGGCTGTCAAGGATTTGGCAGGTCTGGCGGCGGCTCTCTTCCAAACTGGCCCCATCCATCAGTTCTCAGCGGCCAAGCCGACTGAGCTGACCGTGGAGAAGGAGAAGCAAGGAATGTTTACGCAGGAACAGGTCAACAGCCTGGTCGAAGCTGCTGTGAACAAGGCCGTTGCGGAAACCGAAGCCAAGTTCTCCGCCAAGGTGACTGACCTCGAAGCAAAGCTCGATGTCGTGACCAAGGCCAAGGACGGCCTCGTGTCTGAGCTCGATACCGTCAAGGCGGCAGCGGCTCAGGCGGAAGCAACGGCGCTCGTTGACGCCGCTATCAAGGACGGGAAGTTGCTGCCCAAGCAGCGTGACTTCGCGCTCGCAGCCTTGTCGGCCAAGGACACCAAGATGAAGTTCGGCAATGGCGAGAAGTCCATGGCCGTCCTCTTCAAGGAGTTTCTTGATGGCGCCGGCAAGGTCGTGGACACCGAGGAAAAGGGCAAAGGCAAGACCAAGACGGTCGAGTTCGCCAACGCCGCTGACGAGGTGAACCATAAGGCCATGGAACTGGTCACTGCCGACACAACCGGCAAGACCACCTATTCCCAGGCCTTCAACAAGGTGCTTGCCGCTGACCCGGACCTCAAGGCCCGCTACAGCGACATGAGCAACTAGGAGCGCACCATGTCCTATCAGCGCGATCTGGAATGCTACACCTTCGTTGCTTCGGTGGATTTGTCGTCCTCGAAGTTCAAGGTGGTTGAGCTCGTGGCGGGTTCTCCGTCACCGGGCTTGGTGCGTCTTGCCCCTCTCGGAACTGGCTATGGCATTCTCCAGAACCAGCCGAAGGCGGGTGAATTCGCATCCGTGGCTGTCGAAGGTGAGTCGAAGGCAATTGCCGGCGGCACCCTTTCTCTTGGCGATCACTGCCGCGTTCTCTCGGGCGGCTGGGTGGTCAAGATCAACTCTGGCGATCTTGCCGGCGTCATCGACATGGGCATCTGCATGGTTGCCGCAGCGTCGGGCGCTATCACGACTGTTGACCTGCGGCCTCAGCTGCTTGCCAACGTTGTGTCTGGCTCGCTCGTCCAGGCAACGCCGTAAGGAGGTCAAGCAATGCCCGCACCTTCCACAGGCCGCGAACTCCACATCGACGTGCCGCTTTCCAACATCGTTGTTGGGCGGCGCACCGAAGGGTTCATTGCCGACCAGCTGCTTCCGGTGGTCACGGTCGACAAGCAGAGCAACCTGTACTACAAGTTCTCTGCGAAAGAATGGTTCCGCCATGAGTCGGGCCTCACCGCTCGCGCTCCGATGACGGAAGCCAAGAAGGTCAGCTTCACCGTTTCGTCTGACACCTACTACGCCAAGAACTATGCCCTTGGCGCGGAGTGGCCGGTCGAAGATGAAGTCAATGCTGATGCCGTGCTGAACTGGGCGACCAACAACGCTCTGTTCGTCATGGACAAGCTGATGATCGACTACGAAATGCGTGTCGCCAATCTGGCCGTTACCTCGGCCAACGTCGCCACGATCTTCCTCGCATCCTCGGGTTGGAACTCTGCCGCCCGAACCGCCTACACCGATCTTCTGACCTGGCGTGACGCATTCAAGGACATCACCGGCAAGATGCCGAATACCTTGATCCTGCCGCGCAACGTCATGTCGAAGCTGAAGGTGAACGACCAGTTCCGCGACATCCTCTATGGTGACCGCGGCGGCGTCGTGGCGGCTGCACAGATCGGGGCTCTGCTCGAAATCCCGAAAGTGCTGACGCCGACGATCCAGGTGAACACCTCTGCTGAAGCTGATCCGCAGACCGGCACCTATGCCGATGTGTGGGCCGGCAACGGCAACATCTGGATGGGCTATATCGACACCCTTGGTGGCCAGTTCACGGACACCTGGGCCCAGGCCTTCCGTTGGACTTCGCCTCTGTTCGGCACTCCGTTTGCCGTCCAGCGGTATCCGTTCGACGCCAAGAAGAAGAAATACGAGTTGGATGTCGGCTACTACCAGGATGAGAAGATCGTGTCGAGCGATCTGATGGTCCGGGTGTCGTCGCTCTGCTCGACCTAACTCAATTGGGGCAGGGCACGGCCCCAACTTGAACCCCGGCGCGCAATGGGTAGGTGGTCGGATCGTGGTGCCCCTCGATCCGGCCATCGCCTTAAGAAAGGGCACTTTCAAATGGCTGAAGTTGTAATCGTGTTTGGCGGCATGGCTGCTGGACCAGACACCCTCGAAACCAAATCTCTTGGCGGCTCCGAGACTGCCGCTATCTGTATGGCAAAAGAGCTACGGGCCAACGGGCACATGGTCACCGTGTTCTGTCATACCGACAAGGAAGGAATTGACGAAGCCGGCATCAGGTGGGCGCAGTTGGAGCACTATCAGGGCTTCATTACCACTTCCGAGGTTGACGTCTGCATCGCGCAGCGTGACCCGAACCTGCTGAGCTTTCCCAATCAGGCCAAGAAGAACGTCCTTTGGTGCCACGATTTGGCGACATATGCGTCAATCGGCCCACTGATGAACTTTGCCTGGAACATTGATGAAATCTGGACTGTGTCGGAATACCACCGGCAACAGTACAGCAAGGTGACCGGCTATCCGCTCTCTCATATCTGGGCGACCCGGAACGGCATCTATGATGTTGGGAAGTTGATGGACATTCCCCGGTCCTCCAATGTGCTGCTGTATGCGGCTCGCCCTGAGCGTGGCCTGATCACTCTTGTCCGCCCTGGCGGCATTATGAGCCGTCTGCCGGAATATACCCTGAAGGTCGCCATGTACGACAACTGGCCCGAGCACATGCGTGAATACTACACGCGCCTGTTCGATATGGCCAAGGCCCTGCCGAATGTCGAGATTATTGGCGCCAAGACGCAGAAGCAGCTTCGCCAGCATATGGTGACGGCTGCAGCCTACGTCTATCCAACCACTTTCGAGGAAGTGTCCTGCATCATTGCCCGCGAGGCAATGTCGGTTGGTCTGCCGTTTATCTATACCCCGGTTGGCGCGCTGCCTGAAACTCTCGGTGACTGCGGCTATCAGGTCAATTGGGATATCAAGGATGTCGGGAGTGATGCCTTCTGCGATCAATTCGCGGCGGCGGTGCGTCGTGTTACCGGGGATAAGAACCTCTCCGAGGCCATTTCTAGGCGGTGCTATAAGCGCAAAGACCTAGGCTGGGCTCCCGTCGCCGCCTCCTGGGAGGAACGCTTTCTAGCACCGCGCCCGACGCCCTACAGTATGGCCAAGTCTCTCATTATGGACGGTGACGTATTCGCGGCAAAGGCTGTGGCCGACAAGTACAACGTGGCATATTGGAAGGAACACATCTCCAAGTTCTATCCCTTCACTACCGGCGAGAAAACAATTGCCGAGCACTACAAGGGAATTTATGAACTTGAAGAGAGCAAAGGTGTTCCCGAGCGCCGGGGCATGGTTACTCTCAAGGGCTCAGCACGGTACGAGGAAATCAAGCGCGTACTAAGTAACGACCAGGTCGTGCTTAACAGCGTGCTCGAATACGGCTGCGCTGAAGGTCCGATCCTTCTTCAACTGGCAATGGACTTCCCGAACAAGAATTTTGTCGGAATTGACATTGTCGAAACCAACATCGCCCTCTGTAAGAAATATGCTGAACAGGCGGGTATCACCAACGTCAAATTCTACGTTGGCGACACAGAGAACTGGCCGGCTGAGGTGACTGATGTATTCGATGCTGCAATTATTGCTGAAGTTCTGGAGCACACGCTCAAGCCGTGGGAAATCAGCGACCGTGTCGAAAAGCAAGTGAGGCCGGGAGGCGTCATGATTGTGACGGTTCCGCACGGGCCGTGGGAATGGGATGGCTTGGTGAACAATCCGAGCCAGTGGCCTTGGCGTGCACATATCTGGCATATCACGAAAGACATGCTTCGCGTCATGTACGCCGACAAGAACTCAAGCCAGATGTCACTTCTGCCGCATTCAAGGGTTCGTGACTTCCGTCTTGTTGGCAATATCGTGATGAGCTATTTTGCCGATCAGAAGCCTGCTCACCCGATGGACCCGCTCCTGAAAGCCAAGATGGCTCGTTATCGCCAGACGCTCGGCTTCGCCATTATCGCAATGAATGCGGAAGAGCATATTGTCCGCTGCCTGAAGTCAATCGTTGGTGATGCGACCCAGATCAGGATTGCCCTTGGGCCGTCCAATGATCGGACGCGCGAACTTGCTGAAGACTATCTCTCCAAGTTCAACCACATTGATTGGAAGATCATTGATGTGCCGAAGATCGAGCCGGACAAGTTCGGCTTTGATGATGCGCGCAATGCTTCGATTGCCGGCATGGAAACCGACTGGGTGTTCTGGATCGACACTGACGAGTATATGTCAGGAAGCGACATCCAGCAGTTCCTTCGGAACAATGCCTTTGATAGCTATGCAGTTCATCAGCACCACTTTACGGTCGAGCCGCGCGGCACGCCGACGCAGATGGACAAGCCAGCCCGTATCTTCAGGAACAACGGCACGTTCACTTTCTTCGGGAAGGTTCACGAACATGCTGAGAAAGGGTTCAATGGCGGCCCTGGCTTCACAATGTTGCTGAACTCCATTGACCTTGGCCATACTGGCTACGTCAATGAGGGCATTCGGCGTGAACGCTTCGGCCGGAATTGGCCTTTGCTTGTCTGGGATCGCAAAGTGTTCCCGCAGCGCAAGATCGGCAAATTCCTTTGGTTCCGCGATCTGTTCCATCAGATGGGATGGATGATCGAACAGCGCCGCACAGAAGAGGCTCGCCAGCTGGCTCAACAGGCGGTAGACTTCTTCAAGGTGAACAAAGATGACTTTATGTTCATTGGTAGTGGTCCGCAGAACAGCCTCCACTACTATTCTCAGGCCAATCGCGTACTCGGCCAAGGGCACCAGGTCAAAGTCCGTATGGAGCTTGAGGGCACCGTTGCTGAATACGAAGGCGTGTTCACCAATGCTGCTGAAGCTACGGAAATTGCTCAGAAGGCAATTGCCGAGCAGATCGAGAAGCGCGAGAGTGGATACTGGCAATGACAGCATACGCTACGATTGATGACGTGTTCAATCGTTACCGGCCAATCGCTACATTGGTCGGCTCTGAGGACTTGCAGGTGACGTCAGGAAACGTCACCTCTGTCTTCATCAACGATGCGAGCAGCTTTGTGGACGCGAGGATTGGGCGGCGCTATACGGTGCCGCTCACTGTCTGGCCGCAGTTCATTACGCAGATCACCGCGGACATCGCAATCTTCAACATGCTGACTGATCACCTTCCGCAAAAGCCTGACTTCTTCCAGCCCCGGTATGATCGGGCATTGGAAATGCTCTGCATGGTTGATTCAGGCACATTGTCGGTAGCGTCAGCAGCTATCGTGTCTGCCGGTGATCAAGAGGCTTGGAGCCGGGGGCAGGGCTATCACCCAACCTTCTCCCCAGTTCTCGATGAGATGAATCAAGCGGTCGATAGCCAGAGGGAGCAGGCAGAGTACGATCTGCGAGTGAACGACGATGGCATCAGTTCAAATAACTGTTGATGCGAAAGCTGTCAACCGGGCAATCAATGGTGTCCGTACTATGATGCACCAGCGCAAGAGCGTGCTGGATAGCATCGGTAAGGGACTGATGGAGTACACCAAGGAAACGATCACTACTCAAGGTCGCGGCACTTGGGCCCCACTCGCAAAGACAACCCGGCTGGCTACCGGGCGCAACAAGGCGCTCTTGCCGATCCGCGACCAAATCCGTTATCGTTCAAATGTCTCAGCCAGCACAGCGACTGTCTACTTCAGCGGTCGCCCAGTTGGCTGGAACCTTGAGATGCATGCTACTGGCTTCACCTCCAGATCCGTCAAAGGCCCAGTGATGGCGAACCGTAGGCTTGGCGTCTTTTCTGCGAGGAAGGAATCAGTCATCCCGCCCCGGCGTGTCTTTCCGACAACTGATGAAGCGGCGAAGATTGCTGGCCCTCTTGTGGATAAATGGGTGGAAAAGATCATAAGGTTGAATTGGCATGATTGATTTCTACCAAGTCGAGGATGATCTCAGGACCATGCTGGTTGCCGGCACTTATACCGACACCATCAAGGAATGGAAGATCGAGCCGATGGAGCGCGACCTTCTGGCTGGTAACATGCCTATGGTATGTATCAACCTTCCCAAGTCAGACCTCAAGTTGATCACGATCCCGAACGGATATTATGGAACCCTGATGTTCCGCATCATGGTGCTTGCAATGGACTTTTCAGAGTTCAGGAAAGCGGCTATAGTCCGTGACAGGATTTTGAAAGAGGTTCTTCTGAGGCTCCAGAACAATCGACAGTTCTCGGCACTCATCGCAACCTCAAGCATGGGTCCTTCGGTGGACTTCGCGGCGGGCATAGCCGCGCAAAATGACGTAATGAAGGGGCATATTGCTTCGGCAGAGTTTGACCTTATTGTCGAGGCAAATGTAGACGCAACGCCATAGGAGAATAGGCTATGCCCTCTGGTACTGGTTCGCAAATTGCTCTGACGCGCTCTGATTCACTGTACCTGAGCGTAACGAGCGTTGACCGCTGGCACAATTTCGTCAGTGAGAATATCGAGTTCACGATTGCCGAATTGGAGGAAGCCTCCATCACCGGCTACAAGGATGCCCCGCCTTCGCACAAGGGCCTCTCGCATGCCGCTGGCGACATCAAGCTCGTGCCTGATCCGAACGCCATTGGCGACTGGATGCGTGGCGTGTTTGGTCAGTCCTCTGGATCGCTCCAGATGGAAGCCACATCAACCGGGGTGAACTCCAACCCGATGGGTGCTGGCCGACCTGTCGTCAAGCATCGCTTCCTGCCGATCCAGACCGCTGTGGACAACCGGAACTTCCTGCCGGCCTACACCATGATGGTCTATAAGGACTTGGGCTCGGCATTCTTCGTCCAGGGTGCTCAGTTCTATGGCTTTGAGTGGAACATCCAGGCCAACAAGCTGATTGACGCAACCGTCCAGATGATGGGCCGGAAGGTGGAGCGGTATGCTCGCACTTCTTCGATCCAGGCACTGACTCAGGTTCCTGGCTCCAAGCCTTGGGTTTGGGATCAGGCTTCCATCCAGGTGTCGTCTGGGCAGACCGGCTTCTCCAACTTGGCGGCGAACACCAATTTCGAGAGCCTCAACATCAAGCTCGATGTGCCGATTGAAGGTGTCGTCCTTCTCGACGGCACGAAGAACTATGCTGAGTTCCAGGTCAATGACTTCCGGCGCATCAGCATGAAGGGCACTCTGTCCTTCCGCTCGCAGGATGAATATGACGCCTTCGACGCCTACGACAACCGGACTTTGCGCGCCACGATGCGTGATACCCGGTCAACCAGCGTCCTGGGCAATCCATCCTCGGCATTCTATCCGACACTCCAGATCGACATTCCGCAGATGAAGTATCTGACATGGAGCACACCGATTGGCGGACCCAACCGCCTCCAAACCTCGTTCACGGCGAAGGCCGAACGAGACACCACCTCGCTCTACATGATCGAGGCATTCCTGACCAACGTGACCTCCGCATACTAGCGGGGGTCCAACCCAACAGAAAGGGGCACAACCTACTATGAAGCATAAGTTCACAAAGCAGATTACCTTCACCCCGGCATGGAACGGGAACGACAAGCTGCCGGCAGATGAGCAGGTGAAGGTCAAGATCAGCGTGATGACTTTCGCTGACCTGATGGCGATGCTTGATGCGATGCGTGAAAACGTAGGCGCTGACGGCAAGCCTGAGGCGGCGAAGGTTCTCATGTCGGCTGGTGCCCTTCTGAGCAAGTACGCCCAGGTGGACAACCTTATGGATGATGATGGTCCAGTGGATGTGGCCAAGGTCGTCAACTACTCGGAATACATCAGCCTCGCCATGGAGATCATGCTGAAGCTCTCGGCAATCTCTACTCCGGGCGACAACGACGCGGGAAACTGACCAAGGCAGTTCGGTGGTCGTCGGCAATGAATGCCGGCGACCTGATTGCCGGGCTGCGGACAGAATACCATTTCGGCTGCGCCTACTATCTGTCGATGTTCAGTAAGTGCTATGAACTTACCCGCGATGGATGGATTATGTATAGGACGCCAGACAATTCCAGCATAGCTGATAGTGACGCCTTCTTGATGACGGCTTTCGACATTATCCGCGATGTGAAGAATACGATGCTGGTAGAGGCTCAGAAAGCTGCAGATGGCTGACAACTACGTCAACATTAACGTCGCTGTTCAAGTCAATCAGGCGATCCAGAACCTAACCCAACTCCAGTCAACCATCAATCAGATGGCGGCTCGGAGCACGCAGTCTATTAACGCGACAAATTCCGCCCTATCCCGGTTCAGTTCGGGGCTGAGCGGAGCATTCAGCGGGATTGCTAGCCAGCTTAACCCGATGGGCCTCCAGCTTCGGGGGATTACTGCCAACTTGATTGCTCTAGGCTTCGCAGTCAAGGAAACCGGGGAGCGGTTCAAAGAGTTCTTCAATCGCGCCGCCGATATGGAATTGTTCCGCACCCGCATGACTACTCTCGCGGGCGGCGTGAACCAAGCCAACGAACAAATCAATCAAGTGTTTGAACTCGCCAAGCGAGTTCCGTTTAGCCTTGACTCAATCACTGACAGCTTCACCCGTATGAAGTCTGCCGGCATTGAGCCAATCGTTGATGCGAGCGGCAATGGCCCTCTTAAGACGATGATGGATGCCTTCGCTTCCTTCGGCGCTACCAGTGATGAGTTCCAGCGCGGTATCTACGCCATTACGCAGATGGCCGGTAAGGGCGTTGTGTCGATGGAAGAATTGCGGCAGCAGTTGGGCGAAGCTATGCCTACTGCGATGCGCATTGCCGCAAAGTCTATGGGCATGACCGTTGGTGAGTTCGTCAATCAGGTTAGCAAAGGCCAGATCACATTTGATGCCTTCTTTGATAAGTTCGTAGCGGCCACCCAAAAGATTTACGGCGGCAATGCCGAAAAGTTCGTCAACACATTCCGTGGTGCATGGGCACAACTTGAAACTGCTATGAGCCGCGTTGCGGATCAGATGCTGAACAACAGCGGGCTTATGAGCAAGTTCACTGCACTTGTCCAGCTGGCTACGCAGAGGCTCTATCAGTTCATCCACTATCTTGACACCCCGGCTGGCGCTGCTTGGCTGGATAGTCTTTGGACTGGCTTCGAGAAGGTGGCGCAGTGGATTGGTGAGGCAATCGTTCCTGCTCAGAACTTGATCACTATTCTCGGGAACATTGCAAGTGCCGCAGCCCAGGTGACTGGTTCGCTTCCTGCTGAAATTGTCGGCGGCGGCATTCTTGGTTACATCTTGTTTGGTGCAAAAGGAGCGGCGCTTGGCGGAGCGTTCGCTATGTTCAGCGAACAGCTAGCCAATTCTTCTGGAGCAATCAGCGCATTCGTTTCAACTGTCCAAGGCATCTTTAGTGGAGCCGGCTGGAGCAGCACAGTTGCTGGCGGACTTCTTGGCTTCTATATTGCGGGTCTACCGGGGGCGCTCGCGGGTGCCGCTATTGCCGCAATGACGGACGCGCAAAGCGCGATCTTCCAGTTTGTCGACAATATCGCAAAGAAGTGGTACAGCTTCCTAGCGTTCATTAAGACAAGCGTCACGAACATGTTCTCTGATCAGGACACGTTCAATAAGGCTTGGGATCAGAACGCAAAGGACATGTGGAACTTTGTCCACAGCCTCGGGAATGATGGCGTTGGTGGCCTCGTGGCTCCTGATCCGAATGCCAAGACCAGCATTCCCGGTTATCTGAAGGCTACTGGCGACAGCATGGATTATGTCGCCAACAAGGCGCAGGGCAATAAGAATGCCATTAATGATTTCTTCAACAATCTGAATAAGCAGGCACAAGCTGTTCAGGACTCAAAAGTCACAGACCCACTCTCAAGCCTTCCTGAGCAACTTCACAAAGACTTGGATCAAGTCAATGTAGAGCTTGGGAATGGTCAGAAGCGAGTTTTCGACAATCAGCGTTCGGCGCTTGAAGCACTTCTTAGCTCAATCAATGAAGGAAAGTCGCGCCTCGCGGAAGCAGATAAGCAGATTGACGCAGCCATGCAGGCTGGTGATGCTGCCGGCCAAAAGAAGTGGGAGGACTATCGCGTCCAACTCTACAATACGGTCAACACCTACGTCGAGCAAGCACACAAGCTTGGCGAGGTTAAGCTCACCAATGTTGCTGATCAGTTTGACCAACTGAAGAATAAGGTTCAGGAGTTCGCAACATCCATCCCCAATTCGTTCGAGAAGCAAGCCACTCTTCAAAAGAGCCTTGGCGATCTTAGGACGCAAATTGACGAATACAAAACTTCTCTCGACAAGGCCAATCTGACGGATCAGCAGCGGGCTACCATAACTGCCCATCTTGCTGAACTGGATCAAGAATATGCTGCTGCTGAGAAGCTCGTCGCAGATCACGTTGATGATGCGCCTTGGGTTAAGCAAGCCAAGGCAAAGAAATCGGCCGCAGATGCTACAGACAAGTTGGCCCAGGCCGAAGCCCGGTCTAACAATGCCGCGGCACAAGCTCAGACCCAGATCGAAAGTCTTACCAAGTCCGTTGATGACATGCTTGGTAGCGCTGGGATGGATAATGAAGCTGCAAAGGTTCAGCAGAAGTCAGATGAGATTGACAAGCTGCTCGCTCAAATCCAACAGGAGATTGTCAAAATCCAAGGCCTGAGCGCAACCGGCGTCCTATCGCCCGACGCGGCTCAGGCTGACATTGCTAAGCTCGATGCGATCCAACAGAAGCTCGAACAGAACCGTAGCGCCATTATCGACAGTGTTACGGCATCTGGTCAGGCTTGGAAGGATTTCATGACGACTGTTAATCAGTCAATGACTACAGCAATCAGTGATGGCCTCTATGGTCTTGTTACCGGGACCAAGAGCGCAAAGGAGGTTCTGCTTGACTTCTACAATGCGATCACGAGAGCCGTCACTGACTACCTCGCCAAGCAAATTATGGTGGGCATTTTCGGAGGCGGTGGTGTTGGTTCTGGAGGCGGTTTGCTGGGTGGCCTTTTGGGGTTTGCTTCCGGTGGTTCTTTCATGGTTGATGGCCGTGGCGGTATTGACCAAAATATTGTCGCGTTCAAAGCCTCCAAGGGCGAGAGGGTAAGCATCCAGACCAAGGAGCAGCAGGCTATGGGTGGCGGTGGTGATACATTTATCATCCACGCTGTAGACGCCAAGAGCGTTGCCGAACTATTCATGACGCACGGTTCGGCACTACAGTCGGCTCTTAACCAGCGGACAAGGTTGAATCACAGATGAACATTTTTCCAACATCCCCGGTCTATGCTGATCTTGAACGGAAGCCTTCTTGGAATGAAGAAGTCAACTTCTATGATAGCGGCAAGCGCCAGGGCTCAACTGCTTGGCAGCGGCCTCTCTATCGCTACGCTATCAACGCAACCAATATGCCAGAGACCAAGCAGCAGTCGCTACATGCCTTCTGGCATCAGCAGAAAGGAAAGACAACTCCGTTCCTGTTCAAAGACCCATATGACTATGTCGGCAAAGCAGTCCAGCAGCCGGCTTCAGCAAACGGATCGGGGTGGTATCTTGTCCAAGCCAATAGCTGGAAGGTTATCCCAGACAGCGCATATCTATTCCTGACCGATGGCCGCTCGGGCGGTCTTGTGAACAATTCGCATTATGTCGCTTCTCTCGACAATGGCTGGATACAGCTACTGGTAGCGCCGGGAGGAACCGTGACTGGCAGCTTTGAATACTTCCGCAAAGTGGCGTTTGACGATCAGTACGCGGAGCAATCGAAGATTTGGAACAATTTCAGCGCAACGCTTATCATCCAGGAGTTGATTCCCAATGCGTAGCGTCAGCAGCGCCTTCTGGCTCGCTCTCCAGCAAGACAATATCCAGATTGCTGAACTGATCACCCTTACCTCGAAAGCCAGAACATGGCGTTGGGCGATTAGCAATGACACAATCGTCAATAGTGGCGATCAATACATTCCATTCCCCGGTAACACCGGCAAAGGGGTGGAAGAAGGAATTGACCTTACAATCGCTACAATAGACTTCACTATGATCAATAGCGGAACTGATTTGGACTATCTCATGTCGAATAATGATATTGAGATGGCTTCCGTCTTGGTCCGTCGCGTTCTGACTAACTCTCCCGATCTTGGTTCTGTCGAGGTGTACCGGGGGAAGCTCGGTGATTATGCTTACAACCGTGATGAAATAACGGGTCAGGCACGCAACTTCTTCAACTCGATCAACATTGAGTGGCCATACTACACTTATCTGGATCAGTGTGCTTGGCGCTTCGGTTCGGCGGGTTGCGGCTATGATACGTCCTCGGTGACAGTATCTAGCACGTGTTCGCCTGTAACCTCCGGGGATAGGCTTAACGTAGCCTGTGCTATAGACCCAAAAGTTCCGGCCTATTACGAGCGCGGGCGCTTTACGTTTACAAGCGGAGCAAACAGCGGTAGTGCTAGAGCGGTGCGCGTACACAGTGGGAACATTATCTCTTTTTCCCACGCTATGCCATATCCCGTTTCAAGTGGTGATACATTCAGCTTATACCCTGGGTGCCGTAAACGAATGATTGATGACTGCACTTCAAAGTACAACAATGCCCATAACTTCTTGGGCTTCCCTTGGATACCGAAACCTGAAAATGCCTTCTAACTGGAGAGACCAAATAGTGGCGGAAGCCATGACTTGGCGAGGGACCAAGTACCACCACAAGGGCCGCGTGAAGGGCGTCGGCGTCGATTGTGGCGGGTTGATCTATGAGTGTTACAAGGCAGTCCTTGGAATACCAGTTGAGCCATTTCCTTCCTCCTATGCTGAAGACTGGTCAATGCACAAGGGGGAGAATGAGCTTTACCTCGACTTCATCGCACCGTATATTAGGCCCACGACTGAATTGATGCCTGCGGACCTAGTTGTCTATAAGTTCGGGCGCAACTTCTCCCACGGCACTATTTATGTTGGAGGTGGAAAAGTGATCCATTCGTTTGGTAGCACAGGCGACGGATCAGTGATGGTCACTCCAATGTCCCGCTTCTTGATTGGATCATCGGGCAGGGCGTTCAAAACTTTTACGCTGGATGAAAAATGGCATTCCTAGCGGGCGCAGGGCTTTGGAGGATCGGGCTTGCTGTTGGCTGGCTCGTTGGTGCTTGGCTATTCGGGCCGAAGCAAAGCAAGAATGACATCTTTGATCCAGGCGCAGAAGAAATGCCGCGCTGGAATACATCACTGCGTGGTATCACCATGCCAGTGGCATTCGGCACAAATCGTATCTCTAGTCAGATGTGCTGGCAGCACGACTACAACGTCACCCGGAAAGAGGATGGCGGTGGCGGTGGCAAGTTCGGCGGCTCGGGAGGCGGCAAAGCGGCCCAGCAGTCTGGTATCACTTATGACTATAAATGGGACATGATCTTCCATCTTGCGATGGTCCCAACCAAAGTCAACATGTTCAAAGGGTGGCTTGGCGCTACCGTACTGAACGATGATACCATAAACGCAATCATCACAAGCACCGCGGGCACAATTGAGTTTGTCGATAGCGGCAAGAAGAATAGCCAACAAGACAAGGTGTCGATGAAGTTTGAAGATGCCTTCTTCTACAAAGGGTCTGGCCCCGGTCTGGCTGCTGATGACGTTGCAGGGGTTGATGCTGGGTGGACAGAGGTTCTAGCAGATGAGGGCATACCCATTCGCTGGCCCCATACATCTTGGCTAGGTTTCAAACAACTTGACCTTGGTCAGTCTCCGCAGACGCCTCAATTGTCCTTTGAGATTGGACCGGGGGCGGTAACAGTATCAGACACTTCCAAGAACATGATGCTAAAGACTGCGGACACGCAAGTTGATAGCTCGGCAACTTATGCGCGTCATATACCTGGCGCATCAGCTCAGATTAAGGGCGAGGACGGCAAGACCTATGTGATTGTCTCGCAGAACATATCGTTCGACAGCGAGATCAATTTCTATGAAGTCAATTTCGATACAAACACAGTCACTTTTAAGTACACCAAGGTTGCTGCTGATTGGGCGGCGCTCGCGGCTGCGGCCGGTATTTCGTTCACGAATACGGACGGCACATTGACTGCCTGTAAGGCGGCTGTGCTTGATCCGTTCCCATACTTTATGGTGCTTGGTTATAGCAATACCGTCCTGCTATACCACTATGTCTATGCGCTCTATCTTACCATTGGCGCAGACGGCCAACCGAAGCTAGTTGGCGGCGGTCGTGGTCGTCACAATATTGGAACCCCAACGCATCCAAACCTTTGGAAGTCAGTTGCGCTTTGCGGCCAGAAGCTCCGCAGCAGTCCGATTGTCGCAATCAGTTCCTTCGGGATCACCTCGACCTCTCCACCTGAGATGTGGATATTCCCGGCGATTGATGATATGACTGGTGGCGTCTCAGCTGGCGTTACCGCCTTCGGGTCAACATATGACGTTGATTATCATCTGACTGCTCCAGACCCTGTGCGCCGGCCACTGACGTCAGAGTTCGCAAACAACTTTGCGAACCACGGCAGTTATCGTGAATACACCAGCTTCTTCTGGTTCAACCCCGGAGACATTGCTAGCCCCAATCTCCGTATGTGGTACTACATCGGCCCGTCAGATATGCAGGCCGCTATCGACAACGTAGGGAACCAATGCACCACTGTTGATACACTCAGCGGCACCTATCCGAATGGCGCTCTGATGTATCTCGACTATGGTGAAATTCTATACACGCAGACAAGACAAGCCGGGGCAGATATTGGAAGTGCCACAACCCCGACCCCGGTTGACGCCCGGTCCTTGTTTGTCGATCTTGATGGCAACACGATTGACTTTTCTGTCGATGCTGGTCTTTATGCTAACGGGTCAACAACTGAGTCACCCAACAAGTACCGGGGCGATTTCGACCCGCACCCAGCAGTCTATAAGGTACAATCTGGCGCTTATGCTGGCAGCTGGATGATGATCTTTACGCAGCTTCTCCAAGACAATACTGTCGATATGATCAATGATGGTATTCATTCATCTTGGGCTCGCGCCTATGTCTTCATGTTCAATCCGCTTACAAACAAGTTTGTCCGTATGGCGAGAATTGAATTTGAACCGTTTGATCGCGCGGCCGATCTTGGCGGAACCGACGCAACCAAGTATTACACCAGAACGTCATTTCCGATCTATGATGCTGATACGCAGACAGCATTCTTCTTTGCTACCACGTTCGGTGACACGGCGGCCAAAATCTATTTCTTCTCCACAGCCTTCCATGGTCTGAGCATTAGTGGCGGCTCTGATGTTTATCCGCCATACATCATTTACGAGATACTCACCAACCCTTGGTTCGGCCTCGGGCTAGATGCCAATACACAGATTGACTTGGTATCGTATCAAGCTGCGATCCAATACTGTATCGACAATAACTTCAAGGTGTCCGTTCAGTTCCGGCGCGAGCAGGCGGCGCTAGAACAGATTGATGATGTGCTGACAACCTATGGCGGCTTCTTGTCGATCTCAAATGGCGTGATTAAGTTCAAGCAGTTGGAGTATCTCGATGGAGCCTCTTCACCTGTCCGAACAATTGACAATCACCATCTTGTCGTTGAAGACAAAGGTAGGCCGCCAGTCAGCGTCACTAAGGGTGCGCTGCAGGATACGTTCAATAAAATTCGGGTCAACTACTATGACCGTGACCTTGAATACGCGCAAAATCAAGTTGAAGAGTCAGATGAAGTTGATCAAGACTTTAACGGCATCCGTATGCGAGAATATCCCGCCATCTTCGTAATGAAGGAGGCGATGGCTCGTACAATGGCAACTCGGGCGCTCTGGACCAATTTATACGCCAGAGACACTTATGACTTTTCCCTTGGCTGGAAGGATCAAGACCTTGAGCCTGGTGACGTCATTACACTTCAAGACAGCTTCCACCCGGCGCTCGCTAACGGAGTTGTCTGTCGTATCATTACTTGGAAGGAGAGCAAGCGCGGCAAGTTCGACGTAACGGCTAAGCAAGAGTTTGAATACATGCTAGCCACTAGCGTCCAAGCTCTTGCTATCACTTCCGCGTCTTACACTCAGAAATCAGGGCCTGTGCCGGACATCAAAGATTTTGAGATGTACGAGCTTCCAATTGAGTTCGATACAGTGCCGCGCCTTTATGTCGGTTGGGCCACTTGGAATTTTGCGGCCGGGGCAGAACTTTGGGTGTCGGCTGACAATGTGTCATTTGCTCGGGCGCTTAAGGTTGATCCATACCAGATCGCAATGACGCTACAGGGCGGCTTGCCTGCTGTACAGAATGGAGAGTTCAACGAGAATGTCGAAGTGGTTATGTACCCCACCTCTGACTATTACTACAGCGGCAGCGTGTTCTTCAATACCACTCTTGGTAATATTGACGAGTCAGGTCGCGCCCTTGGAGCCTCGCTTCTGCGTGTCGGTTCGGAAATGGTCGCCTATGAAGGTGTGACACTTGTTGGACAGAACCGCTACCGCTTTGACCGAGTTTATCGCGGCTGGGGTGGAACCAATATTCACCAGCACACTTCGGGCGACGTCATGTACAAGCATGGCGGCGGTATCTTCCAGCAGCAGCTTCATACTGACAAGATTGGCTCCATCATCTACTACAAGGTGCGTCCATACAACTTCTGGGGCATCGGCCCTGAGATCAATTCAATCACCGCAAAGAGCTATCGGGTTGTCGGCAATGGATGGCTTCCGCAGAATGCTGGCCAGCCAAGGTTCGTCAATTCTGGTGACTATCGCGGTGTGACGCGTGAATGGGTAGGCTCTACTGTAGACATTGCTATTCGTTGGGCTGATACAGCAAAGCGAGTTGGCTATGGCTTCCGTGGCTTCGGGCTTCTGCGCTACGGCGCACCGAGCGCCTACAACTCACATGCCTTCCGCGTTAATGTCTATGACTCAAGCAGCACAATGGTCCGTTCACTATCGACCTGTTCGCTGGACTATACCTACTCAATTGCGAACAATGTCGCTGATAACGGATCATGGCAGGGCAACTTGACGTTCAAGGTCACACCGTACAATAACAATGGCGATGCGGTCTTGCCCGGATACTTGACTTTGGAGTTGTGGCAATGAGCTTCACAAGCAACAACAATCTTGAGACCCAGCCTTCCGGTCAGGCAGATTGGGACACTGGATTGAACTCAAATTTCTCGATCATTGATCGAGGCTATCACGGCAAGTTCACAACCGCTATGGCAGTCGCCACCGGCGACATCTGCCAGGTGCTCTCGGGCGGTCTGATCGCAAAGTTTGACCCCCGGTCATTGTCCAACCGTTTCCCCAAGGCTATGGCGTACAAGGCCGTTTCCTCGGGAGCAACTGACTACTTCCTGCTTCGAGGCATTGTAAATTCGATCAGCGTCTGGTCCGGTAATATCATTCCAGGTAAGCACGTTTTTGCATCGCCTACCACGGTCGGCTTCGCTGTTAGCTCCTACTCTGCGGCGGGCTTCCCTGCGGGCCTAGCATTGCGTAACGATGCTATCTATTTCAATCCTTCGGAGCCAGTTGTACCAGAGCAGATTACTCAGGTTCAATCTCTCGGGCCGCTTGCTATCGGCTCAACTCATCACTTCACTTTGGACGTGGGGAACCGGGGCTTTATTACGCGCGTTGAGATCGTCACGAGCTTCAACCTGTTTGACTTCTATCTCTGGAGCGGGTCAGCCAAGGTGAACTCGGAAGCGATCTATGCTACAACTAGCGGCGGCATTGGATCAACATATTACAAGGACGCTACTGGCTTTCCGTTCTTCAATACCGACACTGCCTCTCCGGGGATGGTGTTTGGCTCGGTCGCCGTCAACTCTGGCGTGTCGTCGGGCTACTTTAACTTGACTGTGATCGCTGAGAGGATGCGGTAATGTCGTCTGGTTATATGCATGTAGCGAGCATGCAGGCGCGCACTTCTAACGCGCCAGTTAACGTTACGGGATTGAAGCAGTGGATTGGAACGCCTCTTCAGGCCGGCTCAGCATATGGCATGGAGTTCAATCTCTATAAGCGCGGCACTCCGCCAACAGCAATATTTGCCGAGCTATGGGTTGTCGCTTCCGGCAAAGACCCGACAAGCAACGTGACCACCCCGGCCTGGACAAGAATTGCCGTATGCTCTATTGACCCATCATCTGTTACTGGCATCAACTCTGCCTCGAATGCGACATGGGTCTATGCCCCGCTTGATGCGCCAGTCTATATGGACACAATGCCGCAGGGGATCAAGCAATGGTCAACTGAATATGATCAGCAGGAAGGCTCTTTGCCTTACGCGATCACAATCAACCCCGGCTCTGCGACTACCACTTCTGATTGCCTGATCTTTACCTACAGCGCCCTCTTTGATGACGCAAACGGTCAGCGCGGCAACGGAACCGACAACCGGGGCTCTTCAACAAGCAGCAACCAAGACCTTCCGATCAATATACACGGCATGATCTGCCCGTCAAGCAAGTTCATAGACAGCTTGATGTTCTTTCCGGTGTTCATCGGCTCTGCTGGAACAAGCTTCAACAATCTTGTCCCGTCTTCCACTTATTATCGCTCAGGCACAGCGTTCACCGCGGTTGGTTGTGTCTGTACCCGTATCAAATGGAACGGCGCCACTGATGGCAACATCCGGCTCTCGGGCTGGATGGGGATATGGACTACCAATGTTAGTTCCGATCTTCCAGACACTTGTGTCGGGACTAGCCATATGGTTGTCTGCGGTTCTGAGAGTGGTAAAGTAGCCAACTGCTATATCCGCGATATGGGCGGCAACAATGTCATGTATGACTTTGTGTTCGCTTCTGGAAGCGGTATTGCGGTCAATTCTGGAACCAAGTATTGGGCAATCTTTGAGTGTGAGTCGCACACTTACAATTCCATTCAGCACTGGGTTGCGTCGGCTCGCCAATGCGCCAATGCTGACTCAACCAAACGCATCTTTGCCGACATTCGTTCCCCCGGTATCTGGGTGTCCTGCGCTAATTGGCGCGAAGACATTGCTGTCTATTACCGAGCCGACCCTACGTCAGGCCAATCTCTCCTGACAGGTAAAGCGACAATCCAGACATCGCTCGCATCCGATCTTGGTGGAACAATAGCAATCGCCGGTCAGATGACTGATCAGAGTTCATTCTCTGCCGCTATCTCCAATGAAGCGCAACTGTATGGATCGTTTACCGATACGAGTTCATTTGCCGCCAATCTCGCTGGGACGCTTGGTGTCCTTGGCCAAATGACTGATACAAGTTCTTTTGCTGCCGATCTTTCTATTACCAACGTTGGTGGTAGTGGGTTCGGTCGCCGCTATCCGGGCACTGGAGCCAGGCGCATTCCCGAACTGACTAGAAGAAGGTATCCACTCTAATGGAATGGGTTGAATTCCTAAAGGTGCTTGGGCCGATGGACGGTGTGATGGCTGTTGCCATTGTCATGGTCTGGAAAGAATGGAGGAAAGCAGAGGCTAAAACGATTGAGCTTCTACAAGACCAACTTAAATTGGCGGGCGACGCAGCCGCCAAGTATAGCTCATTCGAGGGGGCGATACGGAGCTTGACTGAGGTCATAAAGGAGAAGTGACCGATGTGGCCATTCGCTAACAAACAACAGCAGACGCTTAAGGCGGACCTCAGAGCCGCACTTCAAGTGTCTGTTGCTTCGCTCGAACTATCGGCAAGCAAACTTGATGATGCTTTCAAAGAGCTTGAAGAGGCTCTGAGGAAAAAGAAACATGGTAAATAATTTGATCTTGACGACTTACCCATTCGTCATATTTTCGTCGCTCATAACGGCGGGGATAATGGCTTATGCGGTTGCCAAGACCTCCGACACGCGTGCCGTGCTTAGGTGGTTAATGGTTGGCGTTGCGCTTGTCGCATTCAACCTTTCGTTGGAGAATGGATTGTTTTGGTACGCCCGCTCGGGTGGGACAGAGCTATTCAATTATGTTTCCAATAGCTTGTTGATCTATACCATCAAGCTCATCTATGGCTTCGGCATGTGGCTCCACTTCTGTGCGGCTTGGACAGCCATCAGAGGAAGGCCCCCGGTGATTCACCTTGTGAAATGGGGTGCATTGATCTGGGTGCTGATTTACGCTATAGTCCTTTACGTCGCGACAACATAGGAGAACGACATGTTCACAACCTTCGACAAGGCAATTGCAGGTGGCGCAGCCGCTTGGATTTCTTCGGGCGTTATCGCGCTGGTGGAAACCGTCTTCCACCTTCCGACGCTCGATGCGTCAGTCGCCAATACCATCAGCATGGTGATCGGCGCTGTCCTCGTCTACTTCACCTCCAACAAGCCTGCGGCGACGGCCACAAAGTAATGGCTGACGTCACGCCGAAAGAAGTATCCACGATCCTCACGGGTCGTGGATACTACAACAATATCGCAACCAGCATGACTGTCGGCCTGATCAAGGCTGCTGCGACATTTGTTGATACGGTGACCCCCGGTCTGGCCGAAAAACTCAACAATGCTGTACGGCTGCGCGCTGCCGTGCTCCAAACGCACCTGAAGCTCTCCGGGTTTGATCCGGGGAGTATCGACGGCTACATTGGTCCAGTCACCCAAGAAGCCAAAGCCAACTGGGAGCGTTCGCTCGCTCACTTGCCGCCCGACAACTTCCGCGATGAAGCGCCGGTCGAGAAAAACATTTGGCCTCTTGAAAAGGACATGGATAGCTTCTATGGCGAGAAAGGAAAGAACCAGACCCAGGTTGCCTGCCCTTATGGTCTGGTACTGGCTTGGGATAATTCCGTCAAGGTCCACAACATTACGATCCACGAGAAGGTGGCGGACAGCCTGAGCCGTATCCTCGGCAGGATACATTCTGAGTATGGCGACGACAAGATCAACGTCTACCGGCTCAACCAGTTCGGTGGCTCGTTGAATGTCCGTCTCAAACGCGGTTCAGCTACCCAGTGGTCTATCCATTCGTGGGGCTGTGCTATAGACTGGCTCCCGCAGGAGAACCAGCTGCGTTGGGGACGGGACCGCGCAAGCCTAGCAAGACCCGAATATGCCCCCTTCTGGAAGATTTGGGAGGATGAGGGCTGGGTTTCGCTCGGGCGCTCCCGCAACTACGATTGGATGCACGTACAGGCGGCACGGCTCTGATAACCGGGGCGTCTATCCTAACGGAATAATGCTACCTACGGAATACGTTAGCTGAGCAACCCGCTACGTCGCTGTAAAAACAACGACTTAACCAAGTGAGTCTCCTAGTGTATTCCGTAGGTCACAGCATCGCGCGCTACGTATATACGCGCGAGTCCCGGTCACTACAAACTAAATCCTTCCTTGCGAAGCTGGGCCACGTTAGTCTAGCTTTCCCGATTGGAGAACTCAATGGCGCAAGAACTCCTAGTGAAGATCGAACCGGCCAATAATCGTGAGCTTGCCGTTTCGTTCAAGTACGATCCTCTCCTTGTGGAGAAGATCAAGGGCCTCCCAAACCGACGCTGGGACAAAGAAGGCCGCAGGTGGCTCTTCCCACCAACCCCGGAGAACATTGGCTTCCTGAATAAGTGGTTCCCGAGCGCGCAGTGGGACCCGCGTTGCGCGACGTTCCAAGAAGAAGCCAAAGAGCGCCAGCACCAACGGAATGAAATCTCCCGCAAGAAGGCTGAAGGTGACGTTGACCTTAAGTTGCTCGACAATGTTCCCTTTAAGCTCCCGCCGCTCGCCCATCAGAAGATTGGCCTTCTACTCGGGTGCGACATGGAGTGCTTTGCGTACTTCATGGATCAAGGAACGGGAAAGACAAAGCTGATCCTAGATGACGCAGCGCATAATTTCAGGAAAGGCCGCATCACTGGGCTGTTGGTAATTGCTCCCAACTCCGTCAAAACAAACTGGGTTGATCCAGACGGCGGGCCGGATGAAGTCAGCATGCACATGGCTCCAGATATTAAGTACAATGCTGGTTGCTGGATGACCAACCCGACTAAGGCTCAGGCAAAGAACTTTAACCACTTCTTGGATAACTGTCGGAAGAAAAAGCAACTGGACATTTTGATTGTTAATGTTGAGGGGATTGCCTTTGACCGCTGCTTCAATGCTATTGAAGATTTCTGTAAACACCACAAGACGATGATTGCGATTGACGAGAGTACGCGCATCAAACACCGTACCTCAGAGCGTTCCAAAGCCGCTCACAAGCTCGCCAAGTATTCTGTAGTGCGCCGGATCGCGTCTGGGACCCCGGTTATCAAGTCACCGCTGAACGCCTTTAGCCAATTCAAGTTCCTCGATCCAGAGATACTTGGCTTCGCAAATTACCGGGCATTTGAATCAAGGTACGGCGTCAAAGGCGGCTTCCAAGGCCGTGAAGTGCTCTACTATCAGAACTTGGAAGAGCTTCAGGAAAAGATTGATTCCTGCTCGTATCGTGTCTTGAAAGACGACTGCCTCGACCTTCCGCCTAAGCTATACCAGCGCCGCTCGGTGCCGCTCAATGCTAAACAAACAGCAGCATATCGTCAGATGGCAGAAGAGGCCATTATAGCATATGAGGCTGCTGAGTCAAGCGGGCAAGCGAACCTGCGCTTCATTGAGGCACAGATCGTTCTTACCAAATATCTTCGCCTCCAACAGATCACATCTGGCTTCCTTCCGATCCTCGATGAGGCCGGCCAGAGTACTGGATACATGCCGTTTGTTGAAGAGCCGCCAAAGATTGAAGAGGCTCTCGACATCATTGACGAATGCCAGAACAAGGTAATTGTCTGGGGAAGGTTCACGCCAGAAATTGAGATGATGTGCCATGCACTTGCTCGACGCAGAATTAAGCACGTTAGATTTGATGGGTCCGTCCCAGAGGCTGAACGAGTTAGTGCGAGAAACGCATTCCAATCTGATGGATCAGGTGTCCAGGTTTTTGTCGGCCAAATTCAAACCGGAGGAATTGGCATCACTCTCAATAAGGCTCGAACTGTCATATACCTATCCAACACCTTTAACACTGAGGATCGCGTACAATCTGAAGATCGAGCACACCGCATCGGGACAGATGGTGCAGTTACCTACATTGACCTTGTTGCCCCCGGAACCGTAGATGGAAAGATCATAGCGTGCTTGAGAGAGAACAAGAAGATCGCAGACCAAATCATGAAAGATGGAATAAGGGCTTGGATATGAGTAAGGTCTACGTCATAGTGGACAACCCAAAGACGCCGATGAACTTCCTCAAAGCGCGTCAGTATGGTGAGATTGAGATATTGTTTGATCACAATATCTCTCCAACTTATCTCCAGCGCATCTTTCCTGTGCTTGTGGATAAGCTAAAAGACATCAAGCCAGGTGACTGTGTCATACCTACAGGCCCGCCCTCACTAATCGCGCTAGTCGGTCACATATTTCTCGCTAGACTAGGGGAGGTGCGACTGCTTCAGTGGGACCGCGAAACGCACCAATATTATCTCGTGGAGGTTAACAATGAACAAGCCCAAGCCCAAGACGCTTACTGAATTGGGCAAGGAATTGTACGATCTCAAGGCTGAGAAAGAACAGCTGGAGGATCGTCTCAAAGTCGTGAATGCCCAGAAGGATGAGTTGGAGAAGAACCTTATCCCGAAAGCTATGGAGGACGCTGAACAGGAGAAGTTCACCGTCACCGGCCTCGGGACGGTCTACCTCCAGCCAGACCTGCAGGTGTACATCAAGGTGGATGATCAACCGTCCGCTTTTGCTTGGTTCAAGAAGAACGGGCAGGGCGACATCATCAAGGAAACCATCCACCCTGGTACGCTCAAGTCTTGGGCGAGGGAGCAACTTGAAAATGGTGGCAAGATGCCTCCCCAATTGAATACCCACCAGTTTATGCGCGCAGTAATGAGAAGGAAGTGAGCTATGGCCAAAAAGCCAGAACCAAAGGCTCCGTCCAAAGAGGTTGCCAAACCAGCCTCGCGGGCGGTCGGCGCACCCAGCAAGTACGCTGGGATGGGCCAAGACGACATTGACTCTGACGACATATATATGCCGCGCCTCAAGTTGGGGCAGGCAATGTCGCCTGAAGTCAAAGACGGTGACGTCAACGAAGGTGACTTTTTCAACAGCGTCACCGGGGAGATCATCTGCAAGGCTGGTGAGTCCATCCCGGTTATCGTCGTGATGCGGAGCAAGGAATACATCCTGTGGGATGACCGCAAGGGCGACAACCGGGGGATGCTCGCGCGAGCCATGCGGGTCAAGGACGCCGATGGGAATGTCCGCTACAAGTGGAACAAGCCCAATGTGACGTTTGACGTCAAGGTTGACGGCAAGACGAAGGTCAAGTACAAGCTGTCGGAGTATATTGACGAGGACGGCCTCAACGAATGGGGCACCCAGATACCCGGCAACGAGGAAAGCCCACCAGCGGCGAATGAGCACCAGAACTACATTCTGGCGTTCCCGACGCGTGACTTTGAGATGATCGCCCTTTCGCTTTCCAAGACAAGTGTCGGCGCGGCGAAGCGTCTCAACACCAACCTCAAGTTTGGCCAGTCGGCCATCTTCGAGCGCATCTACAAGCTCTCCAGCTTCCAAGACAATCGCGGGGAGAACAAGTTCGCCAACGTCCAATTCTCTAACAGTTATGACCCTGTGGAGGAAGCGGTGGCCGACCGGATGGCCGAAGCGTTCAAGAGACTGTCGTCCAAGACGGTGATCATCGACCAGGACAACCCGGATGATGAACACCACGATGACGGCGGGACAAGCAAGAAGGGTGGCGCATCCAAGAACAATAGGTTCTAGCTTTGGGGCGCTCCTACAACTTTGGCGGGCTCGACCGGCATTTTGCTGGTCGGGCCGACTGCTTCGGCCTCTACATATTTGATGGGGCTGCACCTCCAGCGGGCAAAAAGCGCGAGGGGCGCGCAATTTCATATCCAAATTCCACGCAGCCTGATCGGAAACTTGTCGATAAGGATTGGGACAATCATGTTCGAGGCAACTCAGCCCTCGGGATTGTTCCGGTGCTTACTGATGGGACTACAAAGTGGTTTAGCATTGACGTTGATAATTACGAGTTAAACCATACAGAACTGGCGCGCAAGATCGCCAAGTTCCAGTTCCCAATCGTTCACTGCCGCTCCAAGTCGGGCGGCGCTCATCTATATTGTCTTATCAGCGAGCCTGTGTCCGCAAAGAGTTGCGTTGACCTAGCGCGCAAGTGGTGTACATTCCTCGGGTTCGATCCAAAAAAGACTGAGGTGTTCCCGAAGCAAACTAAGTTCGACAGCCCAGAAGCTAAGGGCAACTGGATCATCATCCCGTACTTTGGCGGACCAAAGGCTGAAGACTACGCGATTGATGAAGATGGTAAGAAAGTCAAGTTTGAGGATTTCGAGCAATACTGTGACTCAAGGACAATCACGCCGGCTGAGTTTGAGGAACTTGTAGCAGCCAAGAACAAAGGCAAAGAAAAGAAGGTATGGTCGCAAGACGAAATTGACGAGCAGACGCCTCCCTGTATTATGGCGATGAAGAATGACCACCTCAAGGAAGGGGATGGACGCAATAACGCAGCGTCACATTTGACTTGGTTCTTTCGGAAGCTGGATGAGTTTTTCGATACGGGCGACTGGCAGGAAAAGCTGGAGGACTTCAACAACAACTACTTTGACCCGCCGCTCTCATACAAAGAGTTCTCGCAGGTTATCAAGAACCATTCAAAGGGCAAGTATGTCGCGCGTTGTACAGTCAACCCGATGGCTACGCTATGCGACAAAGAGACTTGCGTCAAGCTCAAGTTCGGCGTCGGTAAGGACAAATCATTCTATGGTGATGTCGAGATTACCTCTATCACTAAGATCGAAACTGGTGATGATCCACTCTGGCGCGTCTATATCAACGGCCAACATATGACGATAAGCACCGAGCAGCTTCTCAGCCCCCGGTTGTTCCGCATAGCAGTCTTGTCTAACTTCAACATTGTGATCCCTGTTCTTAAGCAAGCAGATCATGACGCCATTATTGCTCCGCTCATACACGATGCTCTAGTCATCGAGTACAGCGAACTGATCTCGACCGGGGGCAAGGTATTCGACGCATTCAAAACTTGGGTTGGTGTTACTGGCGACAAGAGCTATTCCAAGCAGCACGTAATCAAGCAAGGTCTGCCGTATATCCTCAAAGATGAGGCAATCATATTCCGGCTGAACGACTTTGTGCTAGAGTATCGTCGCATATATCGTGAGATGACAGCCGACAAGGAAGTGTACGTTGCTCTTAAGGCATTTGGCTTCTACACGAAACAATATATGATCGACAATAAACTCGTGACCTTGATGGAACTCAAGATCGAGGGCACAGAGGATTGGCTACCTAAACTGAAAGAGGAAGGGAAATTCTGATGAAACTAGGCAAGCGCGGAGTTGAATTTGTCGAACAGATTGGCCGGCAGTTTACCGATAGCGCCAGCCTTTGTTCAAGCTGGCAGCAGGAGTTCTTTGAGAGCTTCAGCGAGAAGGTGGACACATTCGGTGATGAGGCGTACATTACCGACAAACAGCTAACGCAGCTCAACAAGATTGCCGAAATCTACGGCATGGTTGAGCTCAAAGCGTCGGAGTTGAACGATGATTAGGCAAGGAAGCACTGCCGTAGTTGGCGACATTGTCCAAGTCAAGAAGATCGAACTCACCGGCCTTCTAGCCAAAGAACTCTGGATCAATGCCCGTGTCTGCTACATTGACGACCAAAAGGTTGGCGTTATGTACGATGACGGGAGGCAGGAAATGTTTGAACGCAGATCAGGGTTTGTACGGATTTGAAGCAGACCAAGATATACGGCGCTCCAGGCACCGGCAAGACAACGAGGATGCTTGACCTTCTCTCCAAAGAGATTGAGTCAGGCACCCCGGTTGATCGCATTGCGTTCCTAACGCACACGGTAGCGGCACGCCGGGAAGCGTTGGACCGGGCCTCATCGTTTGCGAGGCCGGATGACCTGAAATACTTTCGGACCATTCATGGTATCTGTTATGCGCAGATCGGTTTGCGCCGCGATAACGTGATGCAGTCAGATGACTACCTCGCCTTTGGCGACCAATTTGGAATTAAGTTCAGCGAGAACTTCACTCGGGACGTTGACCAAGATGGAATTCCTTTTGGCTATGCTCATTCTCCAGGAAATGAAATCCTCGCAATCCGACAACTCGCGGCGGCAAAGATGTGCTCGATCCGCGACGTGGCTCTGGAGTGGCCTGATGGTGTTGATACTAATACTATGCGTGAAACGCTAGAGGGGTTCCGCAAGTGGAAGGAGTTCAACGCCAAATTTGACTTTGTCGATATGCTGCAGATGTACCAAAGGATGGGCGACCCGATTGACGTGGACGCTGTGTTCCTTGACGAGGCTCAAGACCTATCTCTCCAGCAGTGGGCGATCTTTGTTAAGATGATTGCCAAAGCCAAGCGCGTCTATGTTGCTGGTGATGACGATCAGAGCATCTATGCTTTCATCGGGGCAGACCCTTATGGTTTCCTCGACTACAAGACAGATAGCTCTGAAATCCTACCAAAGACTTGGCGCCTCAAAGATAAGGTATGGGACTATGCGCAGCGAATTATCACGCAGGTACACAAACGACAGGCGAAGCAAATTCACACAAACGGACCCGGAGGACAGATCGAGTTCTTCAACACCGATATTCGGCATATTCCTCTGGACCCTGACGTGTCTACTATGTTTATTAGCAGGCATAATTCTCAGCTTAATGATTTCGCAGACGAGTTGCGGGAAAGAGGCATCCCGTTTGACGGGAGAGGCTGGACACCTTACGGTACTAAACAAGCAACCGCAGTAAGAGCATTCCTAGCATTAAGGGCTGGTAAGCCTATCGGGCTCAAGGACGCTGCAAGCGTGCTAGATTTGCGCAAATTTAAGGATAGGGCGAAGGCCCTACGAAACAGAGCGCGGGCCGAAGCATCGGCTACGGTTGCTGAGTTAGAGGGAATAGACCTACAGGAGGACTGGGTCCAGTACCTCGCAAAGTCACCTGCTGACGTCAAACATAACGAGACAATCCGAGAGATATTGCGGGCTGTAGGATGGAAGGGCGTTCTTGAACCGCCGAAGGTGAGTTTGACGACCTACCATGGCTGTAAGGGCCGGGAAGCTGATCACGTCATCCTCATGACGGATTGTTACCGGAAAGCCTATGACCACGCTAGACTATATCCTGATGATGAGAGGCGGCTTTCGTATGTCGGGGTCACTCGGGCGCGACACCGCTTGACTATAATGATGCCGCAAACGGAAATGTGGATGAGGAGCTTGATATGATTATCAAGTACAAATGCTATTGTATGCAAGATGAAGTCGATCTTGTGGTTCAGGACCGCCGCGCCGATCAGGACATCATCGAGTGGATGGAAGAGACTGTCCGTCCCGCTCTGACGAAGGACCACCAGCAACGCAACGCCGCTTGTATGTCGCAAAAGATGGAGTATGTCAAAATACCTGTCTTTGACGAGCTACCAGTCGGAAACAAGCCAAGGGAGCACTAAATGATCATCGCGGGAGCAGGCATGGCCGGCCTGATTGCGGCCAATTACTTCCGAAAGTCAAGCCCGGTCATTGTTGAGAAGCAACCGGGGCTTCCAAATAACCATGGCGCTCTGCTTCGCTTCCGAAGCGACAAGGTGTTCAATGTCGTCGGCCTCCAAGCGAAGCGCGTCAAGGTTCGCAAATCAATTGTGTATGGCCCTGATTTCATGTCGGACTGTAATCCGTATCTCGCCAATCAATACTCGATGAAGGTCACAGGCCGGATTGAAGACAGGAGCATCTGGAACCTCGACACCGAGGATCGCTACATTGCTCCGTCAGACTTTCTTGAGCGGATGGCCGATGGCTGCAACATCGAGTATGGCCGCGAGATTAAGGACTGGAGCCGGGCTGAACAGATTATATCGACAATGCCGATGCCAGCCTTGATGAAAATTCTTGGCTGGAAGGACATCCCCGACTTCAACTTCAAGCCGATCTGGACAATCACGGCGGAAATTCCATACGCCAATATCAACCAGACAATCTATTTCCCCGAACTTGATGTGCCATACTATCGCGCATCCTTTGTCGGGAGCAAGGTCATCATTGAGTTTATCCGTGAGCCCTGGTACGATGGTGGCGAGGCCCATCGTCTGGCTGCCGAGGTTATTGACTACTTCGGGATTGAAGTTGACGATACACGACTGGTAATTGAAATCAAGCACCAGAAGCTCGGCAAGATGCTTCCGATTGACGAGCAGCTTCGCAAGGAATTTATGCACCACGCCACCGTCAACTATGGCGTCTACAGTCTCGGGAGGTTCGCCACCTGGCGGCCGATCCTCCTTGATGACGTTGTGGACGATTTGGCCGTCATCGAAAGGATGATGAAGTCGAATTACGACACTATGCGGTTCAGATAGTTCAGCCTATACTCTAGGAGCCAGGAGGACAACATGGTCTACAAAGTTCAACTTCAACGTACCATCAATGCCGGTACGGATCAGGAAGAAGATGTTGACGTGGATGTCGAGGTTGAGATGGAATGTACCTACCGTGGTCGTCCAGCAACCGGGCCGTCCTACGCATCTGGGGGAGAGCCAGCTGAGGCGCCGGAATTTGAATACGCGAGCCACAGCGCCATGATCGGTGATGCACCGACAACTCTCACGGATGAAGAACTCACCAAGGCCATTGAGCTTGCCTACGACAAGGCAGCTGAAGAAGGCCCGCCAGAGCCTGACTATGACGAACCAGACTATGATGATGACCCGCCGTTCTAGGAGAACTAAATGAAAGTCGATCTTCTTGACTTTACTGGATCGGGCCACGGCCCATATCACGCTGCGCGTTTGCTTGTCTTTACGAAGCAGACCCGGCTGAACATGGATATGGCCCAGTGGACGAAGGTTGCTGAGATGACTCAAGCTCAGCTTGACCCGGAACTGGAATATATGGCCAACACTATCCCGAGCAGCTGGGAGTTTGTTGACTACACCTTTGCGGTCCAAGGGGTGACTCGCGCCTATACTCATCAGCAAGTTCGGACCCGAGCCGCCAGCTACGCTCAGCAGTCTATGCGCGTGACCGATATGAGCGGCTTCCAATATCGAGTGCCGCCAAATTTTGCTCCAGACCCGGATGCCACCTCAATCCAGCATGAGCGTTACAACATCTATGCTCAGACAATGGACTACATCAAGCAGGGCTATCAATCGTTGATGGCGCTTGGCGCTAACGAGGAAGATGCCCGCGGTGTCCTGCCAACCAACATCTTGACCAACATCATCTGTAAGTTCAACTTGCGGACACTCTCCGAATTGGTGCGTTCACGTGAAGGGGGCCGCACCCAGGATGAGTACCGCGAGGTGGTGAGGCTCATGGGTGACGCCGTCCTCCGCGTTCATCCGTGGGCCCACCACTTCTTATATCCAAAAGGGCGCGACTATTGGATGGAACTTGAGAGCGAGGTTCTTAAGGCGCTTCCCGATATGAAGCAGCGCGCACCAATTCTGAAGATTATCGACAAGATGAGGAAGCTGTGATGGTTCATAGGACAGATGGCTATAAGGCCAACAACGGAACTTTTCATCCGACTTTTGAAGCAGCACTTACTGCTGAAGCGACGGAGTTCTTCAAGCGCAGCCTTGATATTGACGGCATCGAGGCTTCTGATATAGTCAATCTTGTTCGTCGCCGCAAAGAGTTAATCGACATTCTTAGCCAGGAGCCGCAAACCAAATGATCAAGTGGCTTCGCAAATTACTCGGATGCCCAATAATCATAGACACATACATACGTGGCGAACCGACCATCTATGTCTGCCGCTGCTGCGAACTGTCGGGCGGGTTGTACTTTTCAACCAACCCTGAGTATCCGGGTTTCTGCGACCTTTGCCGACCGGAGCGCGTAACGATTGATGTGCTTAAGAGTATGGCTCAGCACTACAACGATCAGGTGATTGGCGATGGCAAATAGGAACCTAACCAAATTTGAACTATCCGTCCTCCGGCATCTTGTCGGAAAGGATCAGCCCCTGGATGAGAGGCCCAGTCTGGGTGCTGCCTATAACCAAGCCTGTGAAGTCTTGGAGAAGATGGGCTATGTGAAACGGTCAACATGGCTCATAACGAGCGAGGGCCTTGCTGAAATGGAGGAATATGAATGACAAATGAGATCAAGCGCGCACCCGCCTATATGCGGGAAGGCGCCAAGACGTATGAAGAGCGCAACGCTGTCTATGGCGACAACTATGTGCTTTTCGGAGACACGATGATGTCGCTCTTTCCTCAAGGGCTTCACGTCGCCACCGCCGAGGATTGGAACCGCCTCGGCATCCTTGTCCAGCAGGTTAGCAAGCTGAGCCGTTATACCGCCAATTTCCACCGTGGCGGTCATCCCGACTCAACCCATGACCTTATGGTCTACACAGCAATGTTGAGTGAACTCGATGGAGCATACTATCAACTTCACGGTGAACAGCAGTCAGATGAAGATCACCGGCAACCTGGGACCGTCGCTAACCCCGGTTGACTTCCTCACCGTTCTATTCCGCCACTCGCCACAATGGCGGGCGGCAGCTGAACTCGCAATACAGGAGAGCAAGAAACGTGTTCAATGACTTTGCCAGATTGGTTCATGATGTGAACCATACATGGTGGCACGACCCACGAACCGGGGAGCGCCTTCAACGCAACAAGGGCGAAATGATTGCCCTCATGCACAGCGAACTGTCGGAGGCCCTTGAGGGCATCCGCAAGAACAAGATGGACGATCACATTCCGCATCGGACATCTGAGGAGGTGGAGTTTGCCGATCTGCTCATCCGCGTCTTTGATTACGCCGGAGCAGTGGGCCTCGATCTTGACGGCGCCATTGCCGACAAGATGGCCTACAATCGGCATCGTGCCGACCACAAACCAGAAGCCCGTGTTCAAGCGGGCGGAAAGGCATTCTGATGTGGAAGATGATCGCACTCATCATCTTACTATTCACCGCCTTTGCTGCCTTTGACGTCTGGTTGACGGGAGTACACTGATGTTCAAGGGCAACAACACTCTCCAGATGAACCAATCGACAATGGTTCAAGCGATCCAGCTTTGGGTGGACAGCCAGTTCAAAGTGCCACCCAAGGTCGTTTCCGTCAGGGTCAATTCTCGTGGCGGAACATCAACTGAATTTGAGGTTGACCTGCAGGAGGCCAAAGATGCTAATAGCAGCGTTTGACCTTGAAGCTACTGGCCTCATCGAGCCAGATGCGCCGCCCGAGTTCCAGCCAGCCATTATGGAAATCGGGGCAATCAAGATGGCGTATCCGCCGTCACGTGGAGGGGAGAAGCTGGGTGGCACGTTCAGCCAGCTTGTTCACCCAGAGAAGGACATTCCCGAGGAAGTCCAGAAGATCACGCACATTACGCCGGATATGGTCAAGGACGCTCCAAATTTCCGAGTGGCCTTTGCTGAGTTCGCCAAGTTCATGACCGGCGTGGAACTTCTCATCACGTTTAACGGGCCTGCCTATGACCTTCCCGTTCTGACTTACAATCTCCAGCGGTTTGGTCTCCAGTACCGCTTCCCTTGGCCCCGGTTGCATCTTGACCTGATGCCTGCTTCATCTGATTATGCTGGGATGAAAGGCAAGACCGGGAACAAGCCGCCAAAGTTGACGGAACTGTTCCAGTTCCTCTTTGATCGGGCATTTCCAGATGCTCACCGTGCAGTGGAGGACGCTAACGCGACAATGCAATGCGCAATGGAACTCGTCAAAAGAGGCATCGTAAAGCTGCCAACATAGGCACAAGCCCACTAGGCAAAAAATTATCGGAGCAGTGGCGAAAACCTTTTCTAGCATCTTCGCTCCTAAAGTGCCGGTGGACGCTTGTAGATGAAGTCCTTGTCCTTTGCCCTGCCGGTAAACGGACCTGGAAAGCAATCACAACGAAGTGGGTGGAATATGTCAGGTCAGTCATCAGAGAGGGAAATCGAGAGCAGATGGCATCGCTTGTATCCCGAATTGTCCGCCCTTCTAAAGCGTCACGGGAATGATGATGTCATTTGGGCTGGCGCTCTAGGCCATCTCATCAATCTAGGTATCCAGTCATGGGGCGCTCAGGCTATAGTCTCGAAACTGGAAACCGCTATTCAGAAGATCAAGGCTAGGCATAATGTACCTTGACGTCAAGACTGACTTTAGTTTCCTTCAGGCATACGGCTCGCCCGAGCAGGTCGTCAACCGGGCTCTGGCCTTGGGCCATAAATGGGTTGGCATTGCGGACTTTGGTGGCGCTTGGGGCCACCTACCTTTCTGGAATGCTTGTAAGGGTAAGATCGCGCCAATCTTTGGCGTTCAGCTTGCGGCCGTCAAATCTCTGGAGAAAGACCCGGCCTATGATATCGTCACACTTCTTGCTGAGAACGAGGACGGCCTGCGCGAGCAGTACAAAGCCATTAGTCTTGCTACCGAGCAGTTCTATTACAGGCCCCGGCTGACTTGGGATCAAATCCGCGCAGTTAAGCATAACGTCGCCGTTGTTAACCGTATAACTCCCGCGACCGCCTCATGCTTAGATAAATGGAAATCGTGCTATATAGGCGCGGGAATAGAACAAGGCTTTACCCTAAGCATCGCGGCGAAGCGGCCTAGCACGCTTGCCATTGGGCCGCACTACCCTTCGGCGGCTGACGCGGAAGCCTATCAACTTATGTGTGCTATCGGGGATGGAACGCGCGCATCCAAGATTGCCCAGACCGGGCGATACATGATGACCCGCGGTGAATTGGAGCTCACCTACAATGAACTGGGAATGGATGCAGATGCTCTTATTGACGCTGCTGAGGAAATCGCCGCAAGATGTAAGGCCAAGCCAAACATTGGTAAGAACGTCAAGCCCGAAATCAAAATCACCATTGAACAATGGTGCGAGCGGGAAGCAAAGAAGAAAGGCATTAATCTCAAAAAGGAGCCTTACAAGTCGAGGTATGCGCGAGAGATAAAGCTCATTCACGATAAGGGGTTTGTCGATTATTTCCTTATGATCGCAGACATTATCGAATGGGCAAAGAAGCGCATGTTTGTTGGCCCGGCTCGCGGCAGTAGCGCCGGGTCACTTGTTGCCTACCTAATGGGAATTGTGGAGGTAGACCCACTTGAGCACGACCTGTTGTTTGAACGTTTCATTGACGTCAATCGAACCGATCTACCTGACGTTGATATTGACTTCCCTGACGAGCGGCGCGATCTTGTGTTTGACTATATCATTCAAAAGTACGGTAAGGACCACGTTGCTCGCATTGGGACTGTTTCTGTCTTCAAACCTAAGTCTGCTCTTAATGACACTGCTAAGTGCTATAACATCCCACCTTGGGAGGTGACGAAACTTACCGACATCATGGTGGAACGGAGCGGCGGTGATGCGCGAGCTAACATGGCTATTGAGGATACCATTTCTCAATTCGATATTGGGCGTGAACTGGTCAAAAAATTCCCAAAGATACTCATGGCGACCAAGATTGAAGGTCATCCGCGCCATACCGGGCAACACGCGGCTGGGGTCATTATTGCTGATAGGCCGGTTGACAATTACATGGCTATCAATCGACGCGACGGAGCATACATCGCTCAAATCAACAAGAATGATGCCGAAAAGATCGGATTGATGAAGATCGACGCTCTTGGCTTAAAGACCTTGAGCGTTATACAGGATTGCTGCGACCAAATCGGAATGGACCCACGTGACCTGTACCGACTTCCTCTCAATGATGAGAAATCATATGACATCTTCAAGACAGACAAGGTTGCCGGCATCTTCCAATTCGAGGGCTACGCAGTCCGATCCCTCATGCGACAAATGGGGGTTGATGGGTTTAATGACATTGTGGCGCTTACTGCTTTGGCCCGACCTGGGCCGCTACATGGCGGCGGAGCTATGGCGTATGCAGAGCGCAAACGTGGAGACGTGGATTGGGAGTATGAAGTCCCTGGGTTGGATAAGTTCACAGGAGACACCTTCGGAACAATCGTCTACCAAGAACAAGTGATGAAGATATGCTTTGAAATGGGGCACTTCAGCTGGGAAGACGTTTCAACCATCCGCAAGGCAATGGCCAAGTCAATGGGTGAAGAGTTCTTCAACAAGTATGAAGAGAAATTCGTTGAGGGGTGCGCCAAGGACGGCATCAAAGAGGACAAATCACGTGTCCTTTGGAAGACAATGTGTACATTCGGCTCTTGGGGCTTCAATAAGAGCCACGCCGTCAGTTACGCCATCATCAGCTATTGGTGCGCGTATCTGAAGGCTCACCATCCGCTTCAATTCGCGGTCGCTCATCTTCGGCGCACCGACAGTTCTGATCACGTTCTTCGTTTGCTCAGGGAGCTCAAAGATGAAGGCATTAAGATTGTTCCTTTTGACATCAACATATCTCAGCAATCTTGGTCCATCCATGGTGACGCCATATATGGGGGTTTTGAGAGCGTTCGCGGAGTGGGACCAAAGTCGGCACAAGAACTCATGGCTTGTCGAGGCTCAAAGGACTGGCCATATAACGTAAGACAAGCACTGCGCCAAAAGATCATGGCGCCAAACAACACTCCGTGGCACAACCTTGACCGCCTTCATCGCAAATATGGCGATCTATATAATGACCCGGAGAATTACCGATCCCCGGTTATCAAGCACGGCGTCACTGGGCCGATTGTAAACCTGATCAGCATCACCGAGAAGAAGGGTGAATATTGCTTCATCGGCACAATGAAGCAGCGAAACTTGCGAGACTTGAACGAAACTCAGTCTGTGGTGCGCCGGGGTGGGAAACGTGAAACGCATCACGAGCTATTCCTCAATTTGACCTTTGAGGATGATACAAGCAGCATTCTGGCGTCCATTAATCGTTGGCGCTATCCCGAGCTTGGGGTGCCCATAATGGAAATGGACTCAGATGAGCATGACTTCCTAGTGCGCGGGGAGATCAGGCAGGATGGATGGCGCAAGATAGACATAACCAAAATAGTGAGATTGGACAATGATGAAAGCGACAATCGACCCGATCCTGTACAATCGGCTGATGAAGCTCAACGACAAGAAGATAGCCCTGGAGCAGTTCATGCAGCACATGATCCAGGAGGGGCAGCGCCAACTAATGGAAGCAAACGCCGAAGCAAGAAGCGTGTGGGCGTCGATCCAGACAGCCAACCCCGACTTGGACTTCAAGATGATTGAATGGGCACCTTCCGTGTCTGAGAAGAACACCATTGTGGTCGTCCAGCAAAGGTTCTTTAATCAGTAGCGCGGCGGCGCTATAGTCTAAGAGCAATAGAGGAAATGCTTCCATGGAGGTGTAAGATGAAGTAAGCAAATTTGCCCCTTGCCCCTTAGAACGGCGGTCACCCCTCAGTAACGGTGGCCGCCACTTAACTGGAGAACTGGAAATGAAAACCTTCTACACCGCCCTGCTGATGCACATTCCGGGCTTTAAGGAATTGACCCAAGTCCACCCTATCATGGTGACAATCGCAGATGTCAAATATCGTTCACTTGACCCGATTGACTTCTGTCTCCGTGGCGACAGAAATGCACCTCGGGTTTCAATGTCCGTACATTCGTTCCCGCTTGATCCCGTTGGTGCTGAGCTCGTCTGTGCGTCAGAGATCATGTTCATTTATCCGACCGGCCACGGAGCCGGGGTGGGACCGATACCCGTTGGACGACATGCACTTCCTGGACCAGCAGTGGTCTGCCGAAAGTTCAATGGCTGGTATGAGGGCTTCCCCTGCCAACCAGAACTGCTCAAGATGGTCTTGGGACGCATCTTGGACGAATCATATAACCTCACCCTCGGGCTTCAAGACACGGAGCCGGTTGTCGAAGCTGCTTCGGCAGATATTGCAGCTATGCTCGCGGCGACACTGAAGAAGAACCCAACTGATGAAATGGACAGCTGAACAAGACGCGCGGTTGACGCATCACCTCTCCAAGGGCCTATCCTTTGGGGAGGTTGCTCGCATCCTTACGCATGAGTTCCAATTCCCGGTCAGCCGCAATGCGGTACTTGGCCGCGCTCATCGCGTCAAGATCAATAGCGGGTACATAGCAAAGCGCATGCCTAGGAAGCAGCCGACAAGGCGCAAACCGGGGCTTCCGCTTCTACCACGAGTTCCAGCGGAAACTGCGCAACTAAGCACGCTCTCAGCCTCGCCTAGCCCTCCCGCGATACAGCGCGAGCGACTACCGCCGCGTTATCAGAAGCGTGCTACGTGTACGTTCCCGATGGAGAGCGGGAAACCGTGCGGTGAGCCCTCAAACGGCTCTTGGTGCGAGTATCACAAGAAGATTGTCTTTCAACCGAAGGAGAAGAAATGACCTGGTACATCTGGATGTTTCTTATTTTCATGTGCGGTGGCTTCCTTGGCTTCATGTGCGCGGCGATCCTCTGCGCTGCCGGACGTGCCGATGAATACGCTCGTGGTTATCTTGATGGAAGGGTAGCGTGGGGAAATGAAAGAAGCCGAACTGAGCAATAAGGCCTGTCTGGCCCTTCGGTATCAAGGCAAATTCTGCTACAAGACGGCTGATCGCTTTCACGCCGGGGTGCCTGATATCTACATCGCTGGGGGCGTTTGGATTGAGAGCAAGATCGCAAAGGTCAAGACCTCGATTGAAGTGAGCCGGCTGCCAGAGCCAGAGCAGCGCAATTGGGCCCGCAATTTAATTAACGCCAAGGACCGTGTGTTCCTTCTTGTCGGCATTTACTATCCCGAGGGGCTGGCCTACTGGTTGAACGACTTTCCGTTTGAAGAGGTACGCGTCAGGCACAGTGATTGCTATCTTTCTTTGGATGAGGCTATTTTATCGCTTTGCAATTCAGTCCGCCCATTATAGTATAGCAAGGTCTGGATAGGAGAACTCAAGTGGATACCAATGAGAGCATAAAGCAGAAGATATTGGCCTTGATGGCCAAGACAACCGAGAATGGTTGTTCTGAAGAAGAAGCGATGGCCGCGTCAGCGAAGGTCCAAGAGCTTCTGAACAAATATCAACTCTCCCTGAGCGACATCAAAATCCGCGAGGCGAAATGCGTCCAGGGTCAGTACGACACGAGGCTAAAGGGCCATTCGGCGCTTGAGTTCGTGATGGCCGCTATCGGAAAGTTTACCGACACCAATGTGTGGTTCAGCAAGTACGGTGGCGAGGACGGCAGGATGGCCTACAAGTTCTTCGGGTTGGAGCATGACGTTCTCATTGCTGAGTACGTCACCAAGCTGTGCGACTGGGCTATCATTTACGGAGGCGAGGACTTCAAGGACCATGACGCCTACCGGCACGCATCGAACCGTTCCAAGGTTCTGTATGAGTTCCGGGTGGCTATGGCCTACCGCCTCTCGGCACGACTGTTCAAGATGAAAGAGGAACAGGAGCGCCGTAATGCCTCGGATGGCCGATCACTGGTGGTCGTCAAGTCCGCGGTGGTCACCGAGGAATGGGCGAAGCTCAACATGAACCTTCGCAAGTCCAAGGCCAAGTCTGTCTCTTTCACATCCGCTGAAGCGTATCGCGCCGGCACAGAAGCGGGTGATCGTGTAGCAATCAACCCCGGCGTATCAAGGGGCACGAGCCCACAGGAGCTAACATGACCAAAGAACCGAAGGCCGCCAAGGCCGCCAAGCCGGAAGCTGACGCCACCAAGCGTTACCGGATGCCCGAAAAGTCTGTTGAGTGGAAGGCCACCAAGTACGACACCTTCAAGCTCGTCAAGCTGGGCGAATATCGTCAGCAGAAGGGATCGGCACGCTCGGAATGCTTCGCAATGGCGAAGGACGGGATGACCGTCGCAACATGGACCAAGAAGTGCGCTGAAGCGGGCTTCGATGCCGTGTTCGCCGTCAACTGTGTCCAGAAGCTGATGGGCGCCAAGGAACCCGGTTGGGGCTTCAGCGAGAAGAATGCCGACAACCTCACCTACGAAGAAGTCAAGGGCAGCCGCAGCGAAGCCAACGCCAAAGCCAAGAAGGACAAGAAGGCCGCCAAGGACGACAAGGCCGCCAAGAAGGCCGCCAAGTCCGACAAGCCGGCAGGAACGGGCAAGAAGAAGGCGACGGCTGACGCCGCCACCGCGCAGGGCGGGTCTGGCGAAGCCTGATCGCTAGGCCACTTCTTGCCTACAGGCCCCCGGTTGAATCCAGCAACCGGGGGTCACTCATCTTAGGAGATCAATCATGAAACTGTTCCCCGGAGTCAAGCCGCGTTTTCATTGGGAAGGCATTGACCCTCTGCCCAAGACGCTCACAATGGAGCGGATGCGGCAGTTCCCATACGATCATTGGCTTCGTTTCATCGAGGGCAAGATCACAGTCCACGGTCATGGTGAGCATGACTGCTGGGTCTGGGACCCAAAGAATGAAAGCCGCCCGCTCACAGACATTGCAACTTGGACGCCGCAGTCAGAAATGACATGGCGCTACAAGGACAGGGGCGCAATCAAGAAGGTCTGGAATGTCCGTCGCTTCGTCGCCTATCTGTTCTATGAGTTTGACGTTGACGATGATCTGAGCTACAGCGTGTATCGACGCAAGGGCATTTGCTCTTGGCCGAACTGCGTTCGACCGAGCCACATCATTGTTGCTCCGCACAATAACTCATCAGCAAAGACGGGGTTGCTCGATGTCTAAGCGGGTCATCGCAGTCGATTTTGACGGCACCCTAGCATTGTATGAGGGCTACCGAGGCCCGGCTGAACTAGGCGAGGCCGTGCCTAATATGTTGGCACGCGTGAAGCGTTGGCTTGAAGAAGGTCATACAGTGGTGATCTTCACCTCGCGCGTCAGCAAGGAGCATAGCTACAGTGATCTGCTCCAAACACAGAGCGCCTTCCTGAGTTGGTTCATGAAGTATGATCTGCCTTGCCTCGATGTGACCGCTGACAAATCCCCCCGGTTCACCGAGTTCTGGGATGATCGTGCCGTGGCCGTCCGCAAGAATACCGGGGAAGGCTACCGTCCGCCACCGTCTGGTTTCAACTATATGTTGGCAAAGCAAGATGAAGAGGGCAACTTCTCGACTATCCCCCTCATTGCCTCCAAGCTATAATCTCTCTTAGCGGCAATCCGCCGCTACTGGAGAACTCAATATGTACGTCATTCTCAATCCAAGCGGCGCATATCTCAGCGATGGGACGCGCCGTCAGCTTAAGTGGAGCGCAGATTGCTCCGCTCATGACCTCATCGAGGCTATCCACGATCAGGGCTTCCGCTTCAAGCAGAATACCCGCGTGAACGTCTCTCACGCCGTCAAGTGCGCTCTTGAGGCCGTCTCTTACCTCAAGGCGGACATCAGTTTTGAAGTGGAGGCCAAGCCGTGATCCGCTTCCACGCCGTCATGATTGACGAAACAGGCTGCGAGTTTGGCGCAGACATCGAGGCTCTGGACCGCGCATCGGCGCGGGAAGGCTTGCGCGACAATTACCCTGAGAGCCGGATCGCTCAGCTGGAGTCACCAGAGGACACGGCTGAGCGGGAGCGGGAAATGTACAATCACATTTCCCGAGGCGGCGACTATGACGATGATGGTCGGCCAATCTTCCACTACGACTATGATGATGAGGAAGAAGAAGATGAATAAGTACATCCTCAGGCTCGCGGGTGGCGTCCTTCTTTCAAACTGGACTGTCGAATACAGCGACATGGACATGCGAGGCGTTAGGCACTTTTGCGAGGGCCAGTTCCGCATGTTCCCTAACATTGACGAGATACAGGTGTTTGAGCATGAAGAGCCAAAGCGATATCTCGGCAGCTTCAAGGCCAAGCGAACAATTGACTGGATCGAGGCAAAGCAATGAGCTGGAATGAATTCAAGGCGGCTGTTGATCGCATCCTTCAGCAGAAGGCGGGCATCCGTGTTGAGTATATCGACATTGATGCCCTCAAGGAAGCATATGATGAAGGCATCAAACCTGAACAAGCGGCAAAAGAAGCAGCCCTCAAGGACGGCTTCCCAGAAGGGGAATGGAAATGAGCCTGGCAGAAATCCAAATTATGATTGATGATGACGGAGAAGCAACGGCATCATCAGATGATCCGGTCAAGCCGGTTTATGTCTTGACAATGATTGGCCTTCTCATCGGTATCGCCGTCAGGGAGAAGGGCAACTGCGACTGTGACTCGTGCACCGAGTCATTCCGCGCGATTGAGCGTATGATGAAAATCTACACTGAAGAGCGCGGCGTGTCTGAAACCACTTTGGAAGTGGAGAAGAAAGACGATGAAAATTCCATCCATTGAACTCTGGGAGCTTCGGGTTGTCGCTGGCGTCCTACACGCTGTCCGGCAAGACGGCGGCGCCCACATCGAAATGGAAGTGCCAGGAACTGTCATTGACTATGTTGGTGATGGTTGTATCGTTCGCGGTTATGTTGCTGAACGATTGCTCGTAATCATGGAGAAGGTAGGTGGACCATCTGTTCAGAGTATCCGTTGAACTTCTCGATACAGTCGAGGAATGGGAGCGGATGAAATGGTGCGAACTTGACGGAAAGGTCAAGACAGAACTCATCCATTGGCCATATGAAGAGTTCCACATTGAAACGCCGTCAATGAAACCCGGCGGCACTGCCATCTACAGCTACCGCGTGAATGAAATCAATAAGCTGGTGTATCGCGGCGTCACTTACACGCTTGATGGAAAGATAAGCCATAGCTTCACAGCTGGCGAGCATGTGAGGGAATACAATAAGCACTTTGGCGCTGAGCGCGGCGACATTGACGGCAAGAAGCTCGAACAGGAACTGACCAGCCTCGTGATTGACCTCATCTGTATCCTAGCCCGCCCCGGTACAGCCCGCGAGACCACCGAGAATAAGGCTATGAAGCACCTTAGAGAGCGTGCTAAACATGTTAATCAGCGGGCGCGGTATATAACTACCCTCTCGATTGGGACACATGCTAGACAGGCCCCTAGAGGCGAGCCAACCGGGGCCACTCGCATTCCGCATGATCGCCGCGGCCACTACAGAACGCAACGCTATGGGCCAGGCCGTCAATTTGTCAAGACAATCTGGATTGATGAAACGCAAATCCATCCGGGGCAGGAACGGACCCGAGAGCGGGAAGCATATCATGTCATCAAATGACCGCACCAACGCTCGCCTGAATGCCTATGCAAGTACGCCAGCACTCGAACATCTTGCGCGGGGAGCAGAAGTGGTAGCCTACATTGATCTTGGTAATGACTATCGCGTTGCCATCATCAAGGCTGAAGGGATGTACGTTGTCATCGTTCACGACTGGAAGAATGTCTGGCATTCGTACAAGACGCCCATGAGCAGGACAGAAGCAATCAAAGAGTTCTGCGAGCTAACCAAACTGGAGATCAGATGAGCTGCGGCAAACATAGGGCCGGGGATGGCTCTTATCTATTGTACGACAAACTGAATCACATACCGTGTAAGCGGGCGTGTAATCTTTGCCGAGCTCAAGTTGATCCGAGCAATTCTTGTGAAAAGGAATTTGCTCGTGAAGAAAGGATCGCTCAGCTGGAGCGAGAATATAGCCATCTAATGCCTTGGAGGATATAATGCTTCTGAAACTACACTATGCAGACGTCAAGCAGCAAGTGCTTAGCTCGGGACTGCGTAAGGACACAAAGACTGTCACGAAAGGAAGTCTGGTTTACATCAACCCGGAATACATCGTCAAGATTCATCCGTGCGAAACTGGATGCAGCATTAGCTTCTCTGACCCGGATGACTTCATCGGCATCTGGGAATCAGTCGATGACGTGCTTCTTCAAATGAAACATCTTTATCATGGAGCAGATCATGAAAGTGGCGTTGGTATGTAACTACAGCGAGCCGTTTGGCGATAAGCGCACGGGTGGATTGATAACCTCGGCAATCCACCTCTCCCGCTATGGCTTTGTTCCGGTGTTTGTCGGGCCCAAACGCGCCTCGCACATCCCCGGCTTCACATACTACAATAGTGCCGAGACAATGCAGAAGGACTTTGACTTCTTCATCTTCAGTTCCCCCGGCTCTATTGACGAAAAAATTGAGGAATACTGGATCGGGGAGCTTCAATCAAACCGCATCACGAAGCCGTTTGCGGTTCAATCACACCGCGAGACTGACCCTGGCCTCTTCAAGCGTGCCGGTGAATACTTTGCCCACCCCAAGTTCGCCTTCTTCATGCCAATATGTAAAGACCTTTGGGAAGAAATGCCTGAAGTCGATACATTCCCATATCTCGCCCACCAGAGCGAGATCAAGAAGGATTGGCCGATTGGTTCAAAGCGGGATTGGAAGATTGTAAGCTCCAGCCGGCTCACTTCAGCGAAGCGCATCCATGAACTCGCGCGGCAATATGTCAAAGGCATCAAGTTTATGGGTAAAAAGGTCGCGGTGGACATTTGGGGTGCTGAGTCATCCTATTTCTACACCAAGGCATTGAATGAAATTGCCCCTGGCCTCCACAAAGGCATCTACAAGAATGCCGAGCGCAACGAGTTTCTCCACAAAGCGGTCTGGCACTGGAATTGCTACGCTTTCAAGCGCGGCACACGTATTGCCCCCCGGTTGGAACTGGCGAGCATTGAAGCTGCCGCTGCTGGATGCCGCCTTATCGTTCAGAAATCATCAACGCCAAAGGAATACTGGCACGCAGTCACGGCAATTGATGCGCTTGATCCAAAGCTCGACCTGAGCCGGGAACTGAAAGAACAAGAAGGTGACCCGTGGGCATTCATGGAAGTGTTTAATGCCTTGAATGCAGGCAAAGAAGATCGGTTAATGAAGAAGATCAGAAGCGTGCTTTAATCACGCTTCCTAGTTTCTTGCCCATTCCCGTCAGGTTATCCTATACTAGGGCAAATTGAGCCCTAGAACTGGAGAACTCAAATGACAATGGTAGTTGATACACCTGAAGGCATCAAGAGCTTCCGCATGCTTGTCATTCGGAATGCCCTTCGCGCATACGTGAAGCACGGCATGAGGGTCAACCGGGGTTACACGCCCGCTCGTATGGTTAAGGCCGCGAGTGAATTCACCGGCAAGACCTATACTGCTCGCCAAACCGCAATCGCTCTTGCTGATATGGAGAAGCTCTAATGGATAAGATCATTGAAGCTCTCCGCGCCCAAGAAGCAGAACTCATGGTCGCATACCGCAAGAACGCTCAGGACTACATTCTTGCTGCTCTGGGCGATCTTCAATCTGCAATTGAAACTCTCCAAAGAAAGGCCGTGTGATGTGGTGCGCTTGTGTATACCTCGTAGATCGCGCGTATGGCGGTCCAGAGGAAGGTGGCTGGTACTATGATACTGGCGAGCCGCAGCCTGAAATGGGCGACAATCTTGACGCGCAGTTCTTCGCGTCACGCTCCGAAGCCCAACGCCACGTTGATTGCTACAAATATGACGTTCACAAGCTGAATCAGGGCCGTGCCCCGGTCAGTTCTGTGAACTCTGAAGGCATCTACGAGTGGCGAATCACATTCGGAATGCCGCAATCATATCCGCAGGAGCGCCCGCATTATGAGTAAACAATGCTCGATATGCAAAGTGGAACTCGATAACCCTGAAAATGATTTCAGTCAGGATTGTGGAGGTGATTGCCTTCTTTGTATGGCAGAGGCTGGCGATCAGGAATGTATTGACGCAATTCTCAAAATCATCAGGGAGAAGGGCAGAGAGTCATTTCATTTTCTGAGGGCCAAGCAATGAAAACCAAATACGATGACAAGCGCCTCGCGCTTATGACAGTCGCTCAGGAGCATACAATCCACAAGCTCCACCTCACGGGCGTCGGCCTCGCAATCACCGGCGTCCTCAAGGCAATGAGCCGCAAGCAAGTCTATCTGATTGCGCGCAACGGCAATGTAACCTTCCAAGCAAAGAGAGGACGTTATGATTACGATCTATCAAACTGACGGCTCCAAAATCCAGACACGCGGCGTCACTGCGACACTTGAGTGGCTCCAGCAGCAGGTTGGCGGCTGGATTGAAGTCGTCACACTCAAGGACGGCTCCCAGCTTGTCTGTAACGAGGAAGGCAAGCTGCGCGGCATGGTGCTGAATATCGTCGCCACTGAGGCGCTCTGGGTGCCGTCATTCGGCAATACTGACGTGCTAGTCGGAAATATCGTACATCTGACTGCGCCAGACCTTCTCCGCTAGCAGTCAACCACTTGCGCCTCATCACGAGGATCATCTAGCCAATGGTCCTCATTCACTATATAACCCTCATTGTACCGGGGCTGACCCCGGTTGATTATGAGGGTAGGCATGAGCACTCACCGCATCTTAGTGGAGAAGCCCAAGGCCCGCTTCCGCGTCACAATTACCAGTCCATCTGGGAAGAAGGATGTGCGGTGGGTCGAGAGCAACATGGCGATAAACCAGATTTGTGAAGAATATGGTACGCCAATCGACCAAGTACAATGGACGCCGATGAAGTGAGTACTGACTGATCTTAAGTCTGTACCGCTACCAAATGAATTATGGGAGGCCATCGGGTGTAGCTCGGTGGCTTTTCCATTTATTCGCTGTAATCGCTCTAGGACGATGCTAGACAGCTTTCAAGGTGTTTCGGCTAGGGTCGGACCTAGGAAGGGGTGAACGCACGCCTAGCACGCTCCTAGGGCTTGAAGCGGCTGGATTTAGGGGTTGTTGGGGCGAGGGATCGCCGGGGCGCTTGATCCCAAAGTGTAGGCATCTTTGGGAATGAGCTTGCTCTCGCGCGGGTGCAACGCGCGTATAGCGTAGCGCGCGAACCATGTCACCTACGTAATTCACTAGAGTTGATTTGATGCTATGTTATTGATATATATGAGTGGTGAACTAATGTATTCCGTAGGTGGGGCGTGTCTGGGTTACTGGGACGCTTGGATGATTGTACCGGGCACTAATTTTGAGCGACGTAACGGAATTGCTCAGATAGTGAATTACGTAGGTACAATTATCACTATACGAGAACGGGATTTGAGCCTGGCCCCGGTTGAACTGCATCTATCCAAATCATCTACTGAAATCATCTACTGAAATCATCTATCTGAATTGTATAGAAGAAAAACATCTAGCAAAATCATCTACCAAAATCATCTATCTGAATTGTATAGAAGAAAAACATCTAGCAAAATCATCTACCAAAATCATCTATCCAAATCTTTCGTGCCCATTTCCTGTAGATAGCCTTAAGCTGCTCATCCATTCACCACATCATTCAAGCGTTCCCGCGCCCCGGTAATTCAGCTCACCGTGATCACTATGTCGCCCAGCATAATCATCGTAGTATAGCAAGGTAGGAGGAACATTAGCCATGAGTTACCATTACGATAAGGCTATAGTCAACGCAATAGCAGATGAAATCGACAAGCGTCCTGAGGGCGTCTCATCATATCTGCTATGTATGGCTGCTTATGCTGCGACAAACTGGCAATTTGTTGATTATATGCTGTTTGAACGCGACCTTTTGACCAAAACGCCATACAACCTTGTGAAGCGCAATGGGAGGATTTATCCTCCATGATTTTTTTCTTTCATCCCGCTGAGTGAGTGACTGTTTGAGCAAGTGACGCAGTGACTGGGTGACTGGAACGGCCACAGCCGTATAGATTCATCGCCACAGCCGTATATAGGCACCCATTCATTCATCGACACAACATCTAGGTTCATCGCCACAGCCGTATAAGTCAGTCAATCACTCATTCAGCCAAGCGCTCAATCAATCACTCACTCAGCTGCTGTTAAGGTTAATTGTTAAGGTTAACACAGGTGGATGCTGTTAAGGTTAATTGTTAAGGTTAACACAACATCCCCAAAAAAAGTAGGGCCAGCCCTACCAAGGGCCAGCCCTACCATCTATTCAAGCACTACCGGGATCAAGTAGGCCCGGAATATTTGGAGTGGGGTGAACCCCATCCGCAGCATCGCGTCGATTGGGCGCCAGTCAGTATTCAGCAGACGGGCAATTTTCTCAGCAGTCGTCATTTCAAATCTCCACAACAAGGATGAGGAACAGTAGCAGGATCACAGCGCCAGCCATTGGGTTTGGGTGGGAGCCGAAGCCCCCACCCTATCCTTCAGGCCTTGGGCGCAGGAAGCGCCTTGGACTTGCCCTCAGCGGCCACGACGATGTCGCCAGCCTTGATGGGCTTGGTCGAGAATGCGCTGTCAGGATAAGGAATGTTCTTGACCGCGCGATAGTTCCCATCGCCGTCCTTGGTCAGGAGGAAATGGACCGCAGGCTTGGCTCCCTGGGCCAGCGAAAGGCCGCCACGAGCGAAGTCACTGTCGAAGCCAGTCAGCTTGGAGGCGGCATCGGCAGCGCGCTGGTACCAAGTGGCGAGAGCCACAGGCTTGCGCTTTTCAGTGATGAGCCGCAGGCAGGCAGTCCGGCCACTGGCCTTACGCCAGTTGGGCTTCTCAGTGCCCGTCCACAGGATATACTCATCGGCAGTCTTGATGGACGACTCAACCTTGGAACCGTCCAGCTTCATCGGCTTACGAAAGGCTTTCATTGTAGTTCTCCAGTTAGGATTGGCTCCTGATCTAGGAAGTGGCCCTGGGCGCTATATCGCCGTGGGTGGCGCATTACCTATGCCTAGGGCGTCTCTGCCCGGACTAGGCCTGATGGAAGGGCCTAGAGGTAACGGTGAACCCGGAGAGCTATATGCCCGCCGCCTCCCTCAGGAGTAAGGCAACCCTACTCCAATCCGTGCCTACTACTACAGGGACTATGCCTTATAGTTAATAATTGGTTAACAGTACGTAAGGCCCTTGCCGTGTTGGCAGGCAGGCTGGTCAGGTTGCCCGGTAGTAGGTAGCGGCCCTGCCCTTCCCTAGGCCCTAGGCCCTTCCCTAGGCCCGCTACAGGCCCTTTAGACCTAGGCCCTAGGCTAGGCCCTAGGCTAGGGCCTTGGCGTGGTGGCGCTGAGGCTAGACCCTTCTCTATCCCTAGGCCCTTGGTTGCGGCCCTAGGCTAGGTCTATGCCTCTGTATGGGTGGGTGGTGGTGGCTCTGTATGGGGTGGCGCTGGGGCGTGGCTGCCCGTTGTTATCGAGCCGAGTGTGGGTGGGGTGCCTGCCGTGTGACCCGAATTTCAGCGCGATATGTAATGGACCCCTCTAGGAATATATTCTACGCATATAGCAGCGACATCAGTGGCCAAGCGTCCCAGCGACCCCTCCCCTTTTCATCCAATTGTTCTTAGTCTATAAGTTTCAACTCACAAGTGTGAAGCACTTTTGAGTCCCAACGGATCAATCATCATGCGTCGAAGCAGCATCAAGGATATTGTACGGGCAGCCAAGCGTGGAGAGCCCGACATTATCCCTCCAGTCAAGGTGCAGCCGGGGTCTAACGTCAAGTTAATTCCGGTCAAGAATCACCTTCTGAAAATCCAAGAATATGACCCGATTGGCTTTCTTGCGAAGGTCATGCGCGGGGAGGCTATTGACTTCCATCATATTCAGCAGGATGAGGACGGGAACCTCGTGGATCGAGTGGCGTACATGATCCCGAAGATGTCGGAGCGCGTGGAGGCAGCGAAGTTTTTGTCGTCCCGGTTGCTGCCGACGATGCATGCTCACAAGATCATGAAGGAGCCGGATGAGCAGGATGATGTCAAGGATTTCGGCAAGCTAGTGGAGCGAGCGGTTGTCAAATCTAGCCAAAGCCATTGACTACTGGGGCAAGAACCCTGTTGAAGCAGTCAAGGACTGGTTCGGGGTGACGCCCGAGGACTACCAGTGCGAGGCCCTGAATGACCTTTTCTCATTTGGCCGCGTGAGCATGAAGTCCGCGCATGGGGTTGGCAAGACCACCAGCATGGCCTGGGCCGGGTGGGTATTCCTCGTGACGCGACCGCTGAGCCTCGTACCGGCGACAGCGCCAACGGCGGCGCAGCTTATGGATATTCTATGGCCTGAGTTCGGCAAGTGGCACATGCGAATGCCGGCAGACCTGCGTGACCAGTGGTCGTTTAGCAGCACTCACATTCGCCACAAGCAGTATGAGAGGAACTGGTTTGCGACGGCCCGCACCTCGAACAAGCAAGAGAACATGCAGGGCTTCCATAATAGCGCCGTCTTGGTCCTAGTGGATGAGGCGCCCGGTGTTCCAGCACCGATATATGAGGTGATTGAAGGCATTCTCTCGAACGCGGATGAGACCGGGCAGGAAGCTCGCATCATGATGACGGGGAACCCTGTGAACCTCGCGGGCGAGTTCTACAATGCCTTTACCAAGAACAGTGCGCTGTATCGCCGCATCACTGTGACTGGCGATCCAAATACCAAGTTCACCAAGCTAGACGGCAAAACCTTCCTATCAAAGCGTGTGTCGGAGAAGTACCGGAACACGATGAAGGCCAAATACGGTGACGGGGCGGTGTACGATGCTCGCGTCAGGGGCGTGTTCCCGAAGGAAGCGGATGACGTGGTCATCCCGATGGCGTGGGCGGAACGGGCACAGAGCCTCCAGTTGCCCTTCTTTGACCGGATCGCGCACCCGATCAGCATTGCCATGGACGTGGCGCGGTTCGGCGGCAACAAGACAACCCTCGGGCTTTACCGGGGAGGCCACTGCATAGCCATGCACGCTTGGCCAAAGACCTCAACCAACCAGTGCGCCGACATTCTCGCTGAGTGCTACATACATGGCGCCTACGGGATGGGCGATGCGACGCGCGGAATTGTGACTGTTGACGAGCCGGGTGTCGGTGGCGGCGTTGTTGACGTGGCCCGTCGCTATGGTGTCCCAGTCACTCCGTACAACGGCAGCGCAAGGTTCATCCCCGGTATTGACCCGGATGAGGATGTACGCATGTTCGCCAATCGTCGCTCGCGTGACTGGTGGTACTTGCGGAGGCGGCTGGAACAAAGCCTCTCGAAAATCCCAGAGAATGAGGATATAGTAAACGAGCTTGCATCCGTCAAATACACATATCTGAATGAAAAGATCAAGGTGGAGAGCAAGGGCGACATGATTGACCGATTGGGCGAGAATGCTTCGCCTGATTATGCCGACAATCTCGTTATGGGCATCACTCCGTTCCTTGGAGTGACGTCCACCCCGAAGTGGGAAGGCGGCATAGACATAGAGTTTGGCGAAGATCGAGCCACAGCAAACATGGATTTTGGATATGGTGACCAAGCCTACCTCTGAAAAGAAGCGCGTTGGCCGCCCGAGTGAGGCAGAGAAGGAAGTCACAATTGCCACGGGCAATATGATTTCATGGGCGCTTCCTGGCGGAAAGAAGTCAAGCTGGGAAATGCTGTCGGCGGATGACCTCCTGACTCGCAAGGGATGGAAGACATACCGCGAAATGATGACGGATGACCAGATCAAGGCATGTCTATGGTACAAGAAGGCCCTGCTCTGCGGCCGGCCATTCGACATTAAGCCCGCGTCCGACAGCGATCAAGACAAGGAAGCGGCTGACTTCATCTACAACAACCTCACTTCCATCAATTTCAATCGTCTTATGACTGAAGCTTGCTCGGCCTTCGAGTTTGGCTTCAGCGCCGGGGAGCTTGTCTGGGAGATCAAGGGCGGGTATCCGTCCAATGAGAAGCCCATGATGAACCTCAAGACGATCAAATTCCGTGACCCGGAGTATATGTTCATCCACATCGACCCTCAAGGCAACATTGTGGAGTTCATTCAGCGCCCCGGTATGGGCCCGAAAGTGGAAGATATTCATTTGCCGCCCGAGAAGGTGTTCCATTACGCCTATCAGCGGCAGTTCTCCAATCATTACGGCATCAGCGATTTGCGTGCTGCCTATCGGTCATGGTGGAGCAAGAAGTACATCACCCAGTTTTGGAATGTGTTTCTTGAGCGGTTTGGCGCTCCGCTCATGATGATGAAGTACCCGGCTGGCGCGACAACTGAATTGAAGACGGCTTTGAAGTCAATTCTGGATGGATTGTCTTCCAAAACCGACATTTTGGTTCCCGAGGGCGTTGCCGTCGAACTCATTGAGGCCACCCGCGCCGGTCAGGCCAAGTATGACGAGGCCCTGACTCACTATGATGTGCGTATCGCGACAGCGATGCTCATCCCGGCTCTGCTGGGAATGGGTGTGGATACGAAGCGTGGCTCTGATTCTCAGTCACGACTTCACCTCCGTACCCTTATGAAGGTGATCCAACAGCTTGGCATGGAGCTTGCTCAAGAAGTCAACTGTAAGATCATCAAGCCGCTTTGTGACGCAAACTTCAACGTCACCGAGTACCCGACATTGATTTGGCAGGATTATGGTGAATTCGAGGCATTCGAGATCACCGACGCCATCAAGGAGTTGTTCAATGCGGGCATGATTGACCCTGATCAGGAGGACATCAATTTCGCGCGGTCCATTCTTGGGCTCCCTGTGCGCGATGAGGAGAATGCCGATGAAGTTGTCAATGTTGCC